TGTCCGTATCCGGCTCACGGCGGCCGAAATCGCCATCGAGAAATGCACCGCACAAGCGGCAATAGTCCTCGTCGTCGGCTAGGCAGTCGTCGCAGTCACAGGACTCCGTACCGTCGCACCGTTCGTCAAAATCCTCGGTGCCGTCATTGGGCCGCTCTTCTCGGATCACGACCGCCTCACCGGGTCGAGCCCACCGGTCGCCTCGTCGCGGGTCGCGCGGCCTAACGCGATCACGAGCTCCTCGGCCTCACGGCGCCCGCCGATGTAGTGCTTCGATCCCTCGGCACCGTTGCACAGCTCGTGGAACTCCTGCTGCGCCGGCGACACGACACCGCCCTTCTGCCGCTTCGTCTCCCACCAGAACGAGCAGAGCCCTGGGAACACTACGAAGCCGTCGCCAAGGCCCGGCGTCTGCTTCGACGCCCGCGCCTGGCTGAGCGAGTAGACGCGGCCGCCGAACGCGCGGAAGACCTTCCAGCACTCGAGCTGCTCGATCCGCTCGAGGCGTTCGGCGGTGCCGTCGTCGGGCGGGAGTGCGCCGGCTTTGCGTTCGCGCCAGGCGACGAGCGTCAGACCAGCCGCGTGTGCGGCGCGCAGTTCGTCGATCGGCCCCATGGGCTCGAGCTCGACGATTTTCGGTGTCGTCATGTGGTGCGGTCCTCGCTCGTCGGTCCATGTCCTGCGGCCGCTGTCACTGGTGCGCACGCGGCCTCCGCCGCTTCGATCTTCGCCGACGTGAGCGCCATACGAAGTGCCCACGCCTGGATCGGGTCGTTCTCGTGGTTCGGGTAGCGTGACGTCTCACGCGCCTCGAGCTCGGCCCACTCGTCCGGGTGCGCGGCGACCCACTCCTCGGCGTCCGCGAGCCGCTGTCGGCGATCGCGCTCGTCGGCTGCGCGCTCGAGCTTCCCGTTGTATGCCGCCGCCTCAGTGACCGTTCGGCCCTGTGCGTCGGTCTCGACCCATGGCTCCAAGAGCTTGTTCAGCACCCACAGCACCGAGAGGCCCGGGTCGCGCGGCAGTTGCTTCAGGACATGACGGCAGGCGTGCTCGAGGTGCGCCGGCGATTGTGCGCGTGCGTAGACGCCGCGGCGGATCTTCGCGCCGTCAGAGTGTTCAAGCGCGTCCCAGAGCTGCTGTTCGCCGTCCGGTCTCCGCGCGGCGGGCATTTTGGCGAGGAGGTCGAGCGCGGCGGGCGGAAGTCGGCGATCGATCGGGCCGTTCTTCTCGCGTGAGCGAGAAGGTGCGGCGGCGGCGGATTTCCGGAATCCCCCTCCGCTCCCGCTCCCGCTCCTTTCTAAATCAAAATCAACATCCCGCTCTAAATCAGGACGGAAACGCTCCGGAATCGCTCTGGAATCCCTCTGGAGCGTTTCTGGAGGATTTCCGGAATCGCTCCCGCCATCGCCCTTAGGTGACTCTGGAGAAATTCTGGAGCCGTTCCCGAAGTCGTCGTTCGGCATCTCCGGCGGGTCCGGCAGCTTCGACGGCGTCGGGTGGCTGATCTTCTGGTGGCGAAGGAAGTTCACCACGACGCCGTAACGCACACGCGCGACGACATATAGCCGGATGCGCCCGCACGCCTCGAGCTGCGTGAGATACGTCTCGATCTTCTTCGCCGAGATGTCGTCGTCGAGTGGCCAGAGCTGCCCTTTGATCACGCGGGCGTCGGCGAGAAATCGTCCCGAGTCGTCGGCGCACACTTCCCAAAGGCCCTTGAATGTCCATCGCACGAGCCTGGGAAGCGTGCACATCACGGGATCCGTCCAGAAATCCGGTTTTGCTGAACGAATGCGAGCCATTTTTTAGGCACCCCTCTCTCGGAAAACGGGGTCTTTTTCGTGAGACCCCCCTCGATTTTCCGGGGGGGTCGCGTCCGAAACGGGGTCGATTCTGACGAGCTGACCGGCCCGAATCGCCCCATCGAGGCGCTCTGCGATCGCTTCCATCTCGGCCCCGATCGAGCGCGCGCGGTTGTTTGTGGCGATGCGTGCGTGTCTGCGGAGGAACTCCACGTGCCGGTCAGGGAGCTCGGCGCGGCCCGTCATCCGGTCGAGCACGCCGGGCACGACGTCGGCGATCGGCGTGAGGCGCGCGCTCATGCCCACGCCCCCAGGTCGGTCGTGAGCGAACGAACAACCAGGTCGCCGTGGCGAGGTAGACCGATTGGTAGACTATTGCGGCCTGTTGGGGACGTTGCGGGCGTCTTGGGGCCCTTTACGCCTACCTTTATGACTGACGACGCCCGGGAGTGGGGTGCGCTTAGGATCCAGTGGGGCAACCCGTCCGGGTTCGAGTCCCGGCTTTCGCATCGCCCGACGTAGCAACGTGTTACTCGCATTTACGCCTCCCGCTCGCCGGCCTCGGCGAGGACCGAGGTAGACTTTTCGGTAGATTCCGAGCGGTCGATTGCCGCTACAGTTGCCGCGACATCGGCCGGCAAATCCCACAGACCGAGAGCGCCCCGACATTGGATCGGCTGCGGAAATCCGAAGGCCGCGCCGCACCAAAAGGCAAAGCGCCGCTCGTCTGCGACGTCGTAATTCCCGAATGCGAACTCGAGGCGCGCCTGCTCTTCGCTGCTAGACCTAGCCCGAATGTCATGCAGATAGCCCGGCGTTATCTCCTCGCAGTATTGCAGATCAACGGCGCCGATCAGCGCTGCGCGCGGCAGGTCGCCCGGTTTTGCGATCCCGAGCGCGCGTAGCGTCGAGGCAAATGGCTCGAGAAAGCACGTGTCGATCGCATCCCGGGGAAATCCTTTCGCGGCGTGAATGTAGAGCCGCCCGCGATGATACGTCTTCCAATTGCGCGTTTCGACGCGCTTAGGCGGAACGATGGCGTTAGGTGCTCGGCGAACCATGAGCGTTGCCCACGGCTGAGTTAGTGTGATCGATTTCACTTGCCCGCCTGCGCTTTATGGCGCTCGTCAAGAGTCGGCTTGAATCGCGCGTACGTGCCGTGCACGGTCGCGACCGAACTCCCAAGCTGCTCGGAGATCGCTTCGAACTCCACGCCTCGTTTGCGGGCCCGTACGGCCCAGGAATGGCGCGCGTCGCGCAGCGTGTAATCGTCGACCTGCACTGCGGCCGCCGCCTTCTGATGCTGGTAGTGCGCCTGGTAGCGCGTCACGTTAGGCCAGAGCACGGCGTTCGGCAGTTGCTGACGGAGGAACGCCTCGAGGTACGGACGCGCCCACGCCTCGACGAGGATCTCGTGCCGGTCGCGCGTGTCCGTCTTCGTGCCCGGCACGTGCGCGAGCCCGCAGTAGCCGTCCCGGTCCTTCGCGTAGAGCTCGACGTCGCGGCGCTTCATGCCGAGCGCCGCCGAAACTTCGGCGCCGGTCGCCTTGATGAACGCGGCGAGTGAGCGGAACTCGGGCGGCATCGCGTCGACGATTCGCTTGTCATTCGCGGCCGTCTCCCAGCGCAGCTTCGGGGTCCCCTTCTTGGGCCGCTTGATGTCATCGATCGGGTTCCCCTCGAGCACGTGCATCTCGCGCAGGTAGCCGATCAGCGAGAAGAGCGCGTAGAGCAGCTTCCGCTTGTAGCCGACCGAGACCGGCTCGCCGTTCGCCTTGAGGCGCGTCGCGAGCCACTGCGAGACCCGAGGCGTCGTGAGTTCCGAGCGATAGCGGATGCGGTCGTCGGGGAGCGCGTTGCCGTCCTCGTCCTCGGCGGGCACGTCGGGGTCGGCGACGATCGTCGCGAGCTGCGCGCGATACATCTCCGCCGTGCCGGTCTCGCCGAGGTTCGATCGGACCCAGTCCTGCCAGCCGTCGAGGTACGCGGTGAGGTCGACGTCCTTGAGTCGTGCGCGGAGCTCGTCGAGCTGGTCGCGCTGGTCGGCGTCGTAGAGCTCCCCGAGCGTGAGCCGTGGCGGCGAGACGGTCACGGCCTCAAGCAGATCCCAGTCGCGGCGCTTCTTGAGGCGCTTCACGAGCGCGGCGACGTCGTCGGCGACGTCGGGATCCGAGGTCCCGCACGAGCGGATCGGGCCGATGCCGCGCGAACGGATCGGGACGCGGATCGAGAAGTGCCCGCCGGGATATTTGCGATATGGCGTCATGGCGTTAGGCGCTCCGGCGGACGCGTGACGGACTCGCCGTGCCAGGCGGCCGCGGCTCGACCACGTCGTCGGTTACCGAGTGCGTCAGGTAGCGGCGCACGTAGGCCAGGAGCTCGGAGCGCAGATAGAGCCGCGCGCCGGCACGCTTCCCCTCCCCGCGGCCCGGGAGGATTGCAACCGGCACGTTCGAGCGCCTGAGCCATGAGACGGACCGGCGCATGAACTGCGCGGCCTCCTCCTCGTTCAGGATCTCGTCCGCGACGTTAAGCGGCTGCGTCATCGGCGTTCTCCACGCGCGGGGTGGCGAGCAGGCAGGCGCGGTCGTACGCGGCCACGACGGCGCGGCGCGACATCCGGAAGGCTTCGAGGATGGGCGCCTTCGACGTGGCCGTGAGGTAGAGCCGCGCGATGATGTCTTCGTGCTCGGTGAGCAGGCGCATGAACTCGTCGCGTGCCGGGTTGGCGGGCGTCGTCTCAACGGCGCGGATGGCGTCGGTCGTCATGCGCTGGCACCCTCGCGCCATGGCTGGCCTAACGTCAGCCAGTAGTCTGGACGCGCCTCAGCCTCGGCGCGTGTGATGTCTTCCTGGCCGTAATAGTGCGCGTAGAAGCCGCAGACGTACGGGACGAACCAGCGCGAGTGATCCCAGAGGTACGGCCGCTCGGGGATCACCTTCGCCTGTATCGTCAGATGGCAGACTTGGCAGAGCGCGAGCAGGTTCCACCACCGGCAGTTGGCCTTGTCGCCGTCGAGATGGTGCACGGTGAGGATGCGCAGCTTCCCATCCTGCGGGTGCGTGCAGTGCTCGGTGCACGGCGTGAGCTCGCGATGTTGCTTCGTGGTGACGATCATCCGGTCGCCGCGCGGATGGCCACACCGGATGCAACGGTGGCCAGCCTGCTGCTTCACGCGCTCGGCGATCGCGGACCAATCGGGCGGGTAGACGCCGCGCGTATCGAGTCTCATGCGGCCCTCACCGATGGGGTCCAGTAGACCGGCAGTGGCTGGACGGGTGGCGTCTCAGCTGTCGGCGCGCTCGCGATCGGCTCACGGCGATCGCACAGCACCGGGCAGCGGCCGCCGATCAGCGCGTAGTGGCAATGCGGACAGCGGTTCATGCGTGTCGCCTCGCAGCTCGCCGCATCCGGCAATCCTCACGTCGGCAGATTCGGCAACGGCGCCGACCGGGGTGGCGCGAAGACGTCTCCGTGTTCTCGGCTGTCAGTTCGTGGCCTCGATGGCAGTGCGTCCGACCGACGAACTGGTTGTTCCAGCGTCCCTTACTCGCCATGTCCTGGCTGTTATCGCGTGGTGTGCCGAGGAAGAGGTGGTCAGGCCGCACACAACTCGGATTGTCGCAGCGATGGAGTACCCACAGCCCAGCCGGGATCTCACCGAAATGCACGCGATACGACACGCGGTGCGCTTCTTCCCAATGGCCATTGCACAGGTTGAGACGCCCGTAGCCCTGACGCGTCCGGGCTCCGTCGAACTCCCAGCAGCCCGCTCCCTTCTGGACGCGAGCCCAGAACCGAGTCGCGACATCGCCGCGAATCCATCTACGCTTCTTCGTTGCGGTCATGCCTGGCGTCCCACTGGCACGTCGTTGCGTTCACGTTCTCGATAATCAGCAACTATCCGATCCCAATCAGGACAGGTGCGTCGATGGGGAAGTCCGCGCCCGTCGTGCACGTCGACCTCGCCCGCGAACACGTCGAGTTGGTGCCGCTGCTTGTCGGTCGCCACGCTCGGCCGCAGGCAGCCCGGACCGTCGCAGTCGACGGCGAGGAACTTCCCGTCGCGCCACGGGTCGGGCACGATGTAGATCGTGCGGGTACACGTCCCGCCGAGCTCCATGCCCCGGCACCGCTGGCCTTTCGCGCCAGCGGGGACGGTGATCAGACGGGTCCGAATGAAGCCTTTAGGCATTAGGCCATCCTCCGGATCCGCACGACGTAGCAACTCCCCATTCCCTTCGTGGCGGGATACTTCTGGATCCACTTCGGCACCGGTTCACCGTCCGGAACAATGACGTTCTCCCGCCCGTGCGGACGGTACTCGACACCGCCCTCAAGAAGACCCGCGCGCACTGCAGCATGGATGCGTCGAATGCGGCGAGCCTCGAGCGCGCGCTGCGCCTCCCAATCGGGCCACGTCGGCGCACTTATGCGCCACGGGCTCGGTATCAGGTCGCCCATCCACGTCCATTCGCGAGGCAGCTCGCCGAGCACCTTGTCGGTGACTGGCGACGCTACCGCCTCGAAGAGCGAGAGCTGCTGCATGGCTGCGGTTACGCCGCCGGTGCCAGCGGGAGGTCCGCCTGGAACCGCTTGCCATGCAGGAACCGGATGGCCTGCTGACGCACGGTCTCGAGCGCGTCGTCCCAGTCGGCCGGCACGTAGCCCGGCTTCCCGATCTCCGCCTCTTCGCGCGCCTCGCGGAGCAGCGGAGTGTTCAGGAAGATCGGCGCCGTGAACGCTTCCGGCGTGTAGCGCGCGTGCACGATGACGTTGTAGCGCGTGCCGCCACCTTTGGCCTTCTCCTCGCCGAACGAGAAGCCGGTAATCGCGAGCCCTTCGGCCCAAGGCTTCGGCAGCCCGCAGGCCGCGACGACGAGCGGGACGAAAGCCGCGAACGCACTCGTGAACGACTTCTCCGGCGCCTGTTTCGAGACGCGCTTGTGCTCGGACGTCTCGCCATTCTCGGCCTCGGTCCATTCAATCCGAGTTTCCTTGCCGTCGATGTAGCGAATCTTCTTGAGATCCATCGGGCCAACTCCGGGTGCAGGGTGGAACAGTGAGAAGCGGTCGGGCCCGATTCGACGGGCCGTCTCTACGCTGGTTAGCCGTTAGGCGTCAGGACGGGGCGCACCCGCCTGCCCGTGTGCGTAGCGTGCTGCCGATTGCACCACGACCGCGGGGTTCATAGCGAGAGATGCAGCTGCTGGCGCTCGAGCCGTGCGATCGCGCGATCGAGGTAGACGCGGGCATTCTGCAGGTTCGTCAGTTCATCGCCATCCGATTTCTCCAGGAGAAATCGGATGGCATTGCCCGTGTTGAAGTCGAGGCCGAACGCGTCGATCACGTCGAGCGCGCTGAGTGGCTCCGGTGAAACCGCTGCGTGGTCGGCCTCATGCGCCTTCTCGTTGCTCTTCCCTCGACAGCTGACACAGACGCGCTGACGCGGACCGGTCGGGGTGAACGGCTTGTCGCACTCGTCGCACTCGCGCGCGCCGTAGGTTCTCGTGGCCATGGTCACGGCTCCGCGATGGCGTTGCGTCCGCGCTTCGGCTGGTCGTTGAGCTCGAGCGCGTCCTGAATGCGCCCCGGCTTCGGCACGCGGTGCGAGAGCGAGCCGGCCGGCGTGCCGCGCTGCGGCTCCTCGACCAGGTCGCGATCGTCCTGGAAATCGTCGGCCTTCGCTGGCTCTGCCGCGGATGCCGCCTCGGCAGCTGGCGACGGCTCGTCGAGGATCTCGCCGCCGGTGACGATGGGCTGGTCCTCCGGGTACATGAACCCGCTCGCCTGGTTGGCCATGGCCGGGCCCTGTGTGTAGTGCGCCGCGAGTCGCGGGTGCCGGCTCTCGAGGAGCTTGGCCGCCTCTCGCTCATCCGCGATGCGGGCGCTGACCTCGGCGGCGCGATCGTCGAGCTCCTCCTCGCGCCACTTGAGATGCGGCAGTTGGCTGGCGATGAACCGCATGCACCGACGCACAGCGCGCGTCTCGGCCGTCTCGACCGGGAACGAGTCACCGACGGGATCCGACTTCCGTGTGCCGCCGCCGCACCACTTCGCGCCGGTGAACTCGAGGTCCATGCCTTTGAGCTTCACGCGGAAGATCACGGCCGCGGCAGCAGCGTCGGGAATGTTGAGCGCGATCCGCTCGCCCTCGCGGCGCCGGAGCTCCGCACGTGCCTTCGCCGCGTCGTCGTCCGTGCCCTTGGCGAGCTTCTCGAGCCGCGCGTCGTAGTTCACGTGGTCGAGCTTCGCGTACTCGATCACGCCGTCGTCGAGCATCTCGGACAGCCGGCGCAGGTAGTAGCTGGCGTTCCGGTAGATGTTGCCGCCGAGGACGTTGATCTCGGTGGGGTCGAGCAGATTCTGCCGGCAGTACATGGCGACGGCGCGCTGCATCTCGTTCGAGAGGCCTTTGCCCCAGTTCATCTCGGAGATTTTTGCAGCGACCAGGTGCAGTTTCTTCCGCTCGTCGAGCGACTCCTGCACGGCGGCCGGCATGCTCTCTTTCGCGCGTGCGGTCTCGCTCGGCTTGATGGTGGCGGGTACGGTCATGCGACGGCTTCCTTGGCGGTCTCGCCGCCACTCAGTAGGTGATCGGCCACCGCGCTCACATGCGGGCAGCGCGTGACGAGGCAGGTAAGGCAGCAGATGACGCCGTTGAGGTTCGACTGCCTGACGGTGACCAGCTTGGTATCACCGACGGCGTAGTACTCGGCGATGCTCGTGGACTTCACATGGCGGACTTGCATCAGACCGCCTCCTGTGGTGTTGCGGGTTTCGGCGTGTCGATGTACGCGTCGATGGTCACGAGCCGCCGGCCCCCGCGGATACCTTCGGCGCGGAAGCCGGTCATGTGCTTGGCGCGTGGCAGGACCTTGAGCCACGCCTCGCGGATCGTCTCGAACGAGATGGTGGTCGGATACCCCCAGAGCTCGACGATATACGGCTTGGCCTTCTCGTTCCGGACGTAGCGATGCCCGCCGAGGCCTGTGGGATCCGTGTCTTCGCTGACGAGGACCAATTCGCTCATCGTGTCACCGCCTGCCGCATGGCGAGCCGCAACGCGATGCGCTGCCTGACGAGATGCACGGTCAGCCACTCGGCGAAGCTGGTCGGCGTCGCCCACTCACTGCACCGCCCCACTCGGTCGGTGCTTAGCCGTTCGCGCCAATCGGGTCCGTTCGCAAGACGGTTCGCGACGTCGTAGACCTGCATGCTGACGCGGTCGAGCCAATCGGGATCCCATCCGAGCGCCTCGCCGAGGTAGTTGTACCACCAGACACCGTGCGCGTCGTAATCGACGCCGTGCTGCACCTGAAAGCCGGCGGCGAGTGCGACGGTGCCGACGACACATGCGCACTGTGTGCGCGGGGCGCCGCGGTATTCGCCGAAGACCTGGCCGAGCGGCCCGATCTCACGATCGATGAGCTGCTGCGCGAGGTCTGGGCGCTCGTCGCAGAGCCGATCGAGAAACTTGCCGAGGAGGCCCATATCAGCGTCCTCCGAAAGGCAGGTCAACGCCGCGCATCTTCGCGCACACCATCTCGTCGTGAAGCAGCGGACAGACGACGCGGTGACACGAGCGACACTCCGTCATCGTGCGTTCGTTGCGCGCACGGACGCGGCGCGGGATCTTCGGATGATCCCAAATCGAGACGCGGTAGGGGCGTGGGTTCGATTCCCAACACCCCTTGGCAAAGTTGCGGACTGGCATAGTTAGGCGCCCCCGTACGTGAGCGAATCGTCCGCCCACGCGTCGGCAGAGAAACCGCTCTCGTGCCATTCCGTGTAACGGTTGCATAGCACCCGCCACGGTTCGTGATTGTTGAACATCCGCGCCTCACGACGCGCGTGCGCGATCTCCGTTGTGCTCGGGACCGGCATCTCGTCGTCCGCCTCAACGCTGTAGTCGCGACCGACTTCCGTTTTATCATCGTCGGCGTAGATCGGCCGCGACGGTTCGACATCATCGGCCTCCACTTCGGCGATGCGGTGCATCACGTCCTGGCGGATCTCATGGCCGCGCGTCGCCAGCAGCACGTCGGCTTCGGCGCGCAGCAGCTGCCCGACGAGCTCGGAGCTAACCGAGCGATCCACCTTCTCACGGAGAACGAGTACCGAGAGCTCGGCCTCGGCCAGCTTCCTGATTTCGTCTTCGCTCGGGTCCGTCCGGCCGGCGCGATACAGCGCGTCGCGCGCATCGGAGCGAATCGAATTGGAATCGCATTCGTTGAGGGCGTACATCGTCTGCCCCACGCGCGTGAACACGAGCCCCAAGCGTTCGAGCGTGGCAGTCAGCAGTTCTTGCTCGCTGGCAAGCGTCACGTACCGCAGTCGGATCGGTCGCATCGGTTCACGTGTGTCGATGTCCAGGTCGCCCGCTGATTCCAGATCGTCGTCATCGTGCCACATCGGTTGAACGCTCCGAGCGAATCGCGTAGACTTCGCTCCGTTAGGGGATTCGCCGCGGGGAGCCTGGCAGGGCTACGATCCGCGGCGTTTTCTTTTCCTACTGCCCGCCACCCCGGCGGTCGTACGCTTCCTGGTCTTTCCGGTCCGCCCACCGCTCGAGCTTCGCCGCGGCGGACGTCGCGATCAGAATCACGGCCGCCATGAAGCACAGGATCCCGGCGAGGATCGCGGCCGACGCGAGGATCTCACGCCACGGCATTGTCCCGAGCATTACGACGCCCTCGGCTTGAGCCCGAAGAACCGGCGCGCGCCCGCCGACTCGCCGCGCTTCTGCGCCAGCCGCTTGCCTAACGCACGCGTGAGGAGCGAGCTCCGGCGCGTGTGCGCCGCCTGTGCGTCGTACGCGGCCCGGAGGTCTTCCTCGCGGTCCGACGTGGCGGCGACAAGCACGAGGTAGTCGGCCCTGCCCTGCGCCCTCGTCTCCGCGACGTTCTCCGCGGCCACCGCACCCACGCCGTCGATGCCACGCCACGACTCCACGTCGGCGCGCAGCTCGTCGATCGCCTGGAGTACGAGGTCGAGGTCCGCGCCGCGCTGCACCATTCGCCAGTAGTCGCAGCGGTGCTTCACGAAGGTCGCCGGGCGTTTCTGGGCCCGGACGTCGGCCACGTGCTGTGGCTTTCGCGGCATGTGGTCGAACGCCTGGAGGAAGAGTTCGTGAAGCCGGCCGGTCACGACGGCGACCATATCGGGGCTCACGTTCGGGTGGATGCGCATAGCTGGGAAACCGATCGTTAGGGGTAACTGCTGAGCCTGCGGTGGCAGCCGAGGCGGGTCGTGCACGTGCTCAGTGAGAGAGTGGCCGGGTGCGGAGAGGGGGGAAGCCTTCCGCTGCGCCACGGTGACGCCCCGGCCGTCAAGCGTTAGGCCGCGTGCGCCGAGAGGTGCTCGTTGATGAAGGCATCGACCTTCTCGAGGAGCGGAGGCGACTCGCGAACCCCCCGGAGGACCTGATACAGGTGACCGGTGGTGACGCCGTTGTCGGCGCACCACTGCTCTACCGTCGTCCTGGCGAGTGCGATCGCAGCCTTGAACCCGGCGCGGCGCTGTTCACCGTTCCGCTCGGCTGGCTTGCCACTGACTGAAGATCGGGACATGATTTTGTATCCTTTGTGACGGTCATTGCGGTGACAGTCACGATATTAACCGGCTTTTCCGATTTGTCAACCGGAAATTCCTTGGCGAAAGGCAAAATACCGGAGCGCCCCGGTGACCCCGTCATCGTGGACCGCATCACACGGGCGATGGGCGCCTACCAGTTCCGCACTGGGAAGCGCATGCAGTGGAACGACCTAGCCGATCAGTCGGGGCTTTCGCAGTCGACGGTGTCGGACATCGCGACGCTCAAGCGGCGCGTGCAGATCGCGGACGCGGCGCTCTTCGGCGACGTGCTTGGGGTGCGGCCAGCCTGGATTGCGTTCGGCGAAGAGCCGATGGCGGTGCCGCCCTACGAAGTCACTCTGCAGATGCCTCAGGCACCAGAGCAAGTGATCCCCGAGACGGCAGCCGGATCTGGTCATCGATCCGAGACGGCGGGTCCGCACGATTCAGCCACTCCCATAACCAGTCGGCCATCCAAGACTCGTAGGCCCAGGACGGGACCGTGAGCTGAGCGATGATGCCGTCACGCCGATTCCGCACGACCAACGAGACAACGCCTCCGACCGCCGCCACCTGAGAGATGCCGCGAGCCATGAGAGTATCCGTGTTCGGTTCTATTCGTTTTCTTGCCGCGCTGTCACAGGGTATGACACCCCCCTGTTACAGCTCCGTGAAGAGGTCACTCATAGCAGGCGACTTGATATGACGGAATTCGACGAAGGCGCGTTCACGCAAGAAGAGATGATGGCCTTTATTGTCGACGCACGGAGGTCGAAGGAAAGTCTCGCTGGCGTCGCGTTCGGCCCAACATCCGGTGCGAGGGAGATCACACACTCCGTGCTCCGTGATGACGGAGTCGAGGTAGCGATCGCGGTCATTCCGGTGATCGTCGCCGGCGAGCCTCAGCTGGCCATTCGCCGCTTCGAGATTCGGAACCCAGAGGACCGCGAACACCTATTTCGGTGGCAACGCGAGCAACGGTCGCGGCGAAGTTAGCCTACGTAACCTTACCGATCTGCGTTGAGTGCGGTGGGCCCTGCGACAAGCCGTTCGGGTGGTTCGTCGTCGAGCGATGGGAGGGCGGGCGCGTCGTCGCCCGCGGCCACGTCTGTTGCGCGGGCTGCCTCATCGCCACCGCTCACAGCCAGCGGGACGATCGACTCTATCCGCCGACGCGCGGCGCGCTCGAGCCAGTGGTCGATGAACGGGTGATCGAACCAGGCGAGTGACACGTACGCAGGGTAGCAACGCGCTACCCTGCGTACGTCATCAACCGAATGCAGCGCGGATCAGACTACGGCAGCTTTATGTCGCGGCTCACAGGCTGGCGCCGGATGTACTCCCACTCTCTTGGCGTGAGCGCGCGAGGTCGTACCGGCCGCGCGGGCGCCCCGCTCCGACGTGCAGCGAGCGCGCTGGCCGCTGCAGCCACGCCTGCCGTCCGCCGATTGACTTCGTCGATGTTCGCGCCCGGGTCCGTCCCGTTCTCACCCTTGCCCTTGTAGGGCGAGCTGGCCGAGAGCGCGTAGTCGGCGTTCAGGCCGATCCCGGCGACCGTCGCCGGATAGAACGATCCCGCCGGGTTCTGCGACACGTAGTCCGGGAGCATCCCGCCAACCACGTTCCGGAGAAAGACCCACGTGCGGTCCGAGGCGAAGGCGTTCAACGCCGGCGAGTGGACCGTGCCGTTATCCGAGTTGTGGAAGGCATAGCCCGCCATGGACGTGAACACGTTGTCCCGTATTTCCAGTCGGTGCGCTGCGCCGAAGCTATACGCCATGGGCATCACGATCCCTGCTGCCGTCGGCGCGTGGACGATCGTGTTGTGCGCGATCTCGATGTCCTGCAGATCCTGTGTCGCCAAAAGAAGCGACTGGCGAGATCCCTCGGCGCCTATGTTGGTGAACAGGTTGTGCGTGAAGCTCGCTCGCTGGAAGTGGACGAACCCGGTCCAGCCGTAGGAGTCGTCGGCCGCGTGCAATCCCCACGCAACCGGCATGTTCTTCCCGATGTTGTAGCGGAAGGTCACGTCCCGGGTCCCCAAGTACGTGCACTCGCACCCGTTCGCGTTGGCCTTGAACACGATGCCGACGCCTTCCTGCGCCGCCGGCCAGTTGTTCTCGAAGACGTTGCCTTCGATCAGGACGTACTGCGCTGTCTTGAACTCGATGCTGTTCTTGATCGTCCAGATGTCTTTCCAGACCAGCGGCTTGTAGAAGTGGTTCCGGGTGATCGTGATGTCGCGAGGCACCATGCCGGCGATCCCCGGATCCGCACCACCGAACATCACGTTCTCGCCTGCGCCTTCCAAATAATTGTTATCGATCAGGTACGGTCCCGGACCGTTCCACCCGACGATCGCCTGCGAGTCGAACCCGCTGGCGTGACAGTCGCCGATCCATGAGTCACGGATGATCGTCGCGCCCGAGTTGAGCGCGATGCACCGCATCGAGTTGAGCTCGGGGCCGTAGAAGTAGACGCGATCGACCAGGATGTTTTTCGGGACCTTGGTCGAGTCGGTCTGCGTCTCGCCGCCACCGGTCCATCCGCCGTCGCCAAGCCAGAGAAGGCCGTACTGGATCGAGGTGCGCGCGAGCGTCCCAGAGATCGACACGCCGAGAATGCGCCAGCCGCAGGTCGGGTTCGCGGTCTTGATCGCCGGGGCCGTGTTGGGCGAAACGATCTTCGCGAAACTCGCAGCGGTCGTGGCCGTCGGCCGCCGGCCTGAGTCGGGAGGCGCCGCGACGGAGCGGATCGTGATCCACGTGCCGTCGCACGGACGCGTCTTGAGAACGAAGTTGCCGGTGAACGTCGTGTTCGTGAGGCGAATCTCGTCGTTCGCCTTTGCCGTGTCGAGCGCCTGCTGGAGGTTTCCGGCGACCGTGTAGGACCGGGTCGGCGTCGGAATCGTGAAGCTGGGCACTGTCCTCGGCAGGACCGCCGCCAGCGCTACGTTGGTCGTGTCTCCGCCCGGAGGAAGCGGGTTGCTGGTGTCGGGTGGCGCGATCAGGGTGACAGACCGCGTGAGCGGGGAGCTCGTCAGCCCTTCGGCATCGCGCACCACGAGCGTGACGGTGTAGGTGCCTGCTGCGGCATAGGTGTGTGTGCTCGTCGCCGCGCTCGAGGTCACCGGCGGCGTATTGTCGCCCCACGTCCACGTGTATGACGTGACGGCCTTGTCGTCGGTCGAGGAGGACCCGTTCGCCGCGCAATTTCGGGTGAACGACACACAGGTCGGCGTCGGGAAGCTGGCCACGGGAGCCGTGTTGGTCACGGGCGGCGGCTTGGTGGTGGTATCTACCACCTGAATCGTGCGCGCCATTTGACCTGTGAGGCCTTCCGCATCTCGGACCGTGAGGCGCACCGTGCGCTGCGTCAGGGTGTCGGGGTAGATCGCCGAGGCGGTGCGCCCGGTCGAGGTGCAGTTGGGCGTCACGGCGCAGTCCCACTGATAGCCCGTGATGCCCTTGTCGTCCTTGGACGGCGCCGCGTCGAAGGTGCAGATGCGGTTCACGTAACACTTGCCGCTCGCGTCGCTCACGACGAACGCTGCGACCGGCGCCGTGTTCGCCGGGTGCGGGGGTGTGGCGACGCTGTCACGGGCCAGCCACCGGTTCGCACACTCGCGCACGCGGTTCGCCAGGTTCCTGCGGCGACCGCCGCCGTTCGCCGTCTCCAGCGTGTCCGTGTTCTTCACCACGCAGCGGTGGTCGGCGGTGTCGGCGGCGGTGTTCTGCGCGCCTAACGGCCATGCGAAGCCCGCAGCTGCGAGCAGGAGGAGACACAGCGATCGCGTCATGAGGATCACCCTGGAAGGGGCATTGGAGGGGCGTTAGAACGTGACCCGTACGCCGACGGGGAGCGCCCAGCGATGGTCGGGCGAGAGGTTGGTGTACTGGACCGCACCCGTTACGCGGATCGGGCCGAGGAGCCGCAGCTCAAGGCCTCCGCGGACGAATACGGTGGATTCGTCGCGCGCGTCGACCGCAGCGTCGACGAACGGCAGAATCCGCGGATTGGCGCGCCGCAGCCTGGCCTCGAACAGCCGACGGTCCGCCGCGCGCTGCATGCCGAGCAGCACGAGCATCGAATCGCGAGCCGCCACGCGCTGCGCGCACGACGTAACCGCCGACTGGCACGCGCGGATCGCCGTGTCGGCCGCGGCTACGATCACCGACTCGCGCACGGTCAGCGTGTCGGTGCGCAGCAGCGAATCGACGCGCGTGCGGAAGCGCGTCACGGTGCCGGTGAGGCGCAGCGTATCGGTCGTGAACACGGAATCGACGCGGCCGATCTCGCGCGCCTGTGTGACCGAGTCGCGCCGGAGCTCCGCGATCTCCGCGCGCAGCTCCGCCTCACGCGCGCCGACACGACGCCGCTCGCACTGCGCCATGAGCAGGAACGCGAGTGCCAGGGCGAGGATTCCCGCAGCCGTCACGTACGGCCACGCCATGACCCGTCCGATCATGTTCACTGGCCCCGCCTCCGGTCACTGAACTCGGCCTTGTGCAGCTGCTCGTAACGTTCGGCCTCCAGCTCGAGCGGCGCCCGGCGGTAGCCCTTGGTCGCGCACTGCCAGAGCCACACGACGAGGAACACCGGGATGCTCATACGGTTGGCCTGCTGGCTGTGCCGGAGCTCGTGCGCGACCTGGAAGCCGTAGATGACGTCACCGCGCACGTGCGTGACGCGGCCGATCGTGACACACCAGTTGCCGCGGCTCTTGCGCGAGCGTGCGACGAGATCGGCGAGCGGCGCGCGGTACCAATAGCGGATGTCTTCGGGGTCGTTCGGGACACCGCGCAGGATCGCCCAGAGGCGGCCAACGGCGTAGAGCGCGGCGATCGCCATCGCCGCATAGAACCACCCGCTCACCGCACCGCCTTGCGCTTCGGCCGTTTGCGCTTCAGCAACGACGGATCGATCCGTGTACGGGCGTCCTCGCGGACGAGTGCCCTGATGGCGTCCTCCGCGTCGACGATTGGGATGAACACGTAACGGCCGGGCTCGGGGACGGACGCGTCGTGGCCGATCAGCTGGTAGCTGCCGTTCCGGGAGAGTTTCGCGACCGGCGCGTCGCGCAGCAGCCGGAGCATGCGGGTGATCGCCTTGGGCTTCGGCATACTCGTTAGGGAAGCTCCCGGGCCAGCACGACTTCGCCGTCCTCGAGGATGAGCCGCGCCATGTCGTCGAACGAGAGGTAGGCGTGCCCGCGCCGGGCCCAAGTACGGCCCCAAGAATTCTTCAATCGGAATAGGCCCGTCGTCCGGTTCACGCCGTTGATCAGGTAGGCATGGCCGCCGGCGAGTGAGCCGGACACGCGCACGCGGTCCGAGTCGTCGGGGTCGAACATGCCGGTGTACCAGTTCGTGCCGACGAGTACGGGGCCCGCCGTCAAGACCGCGGTGATCAGCTCATCGAGCGTGTAGCCCCACCGGTACTCGCCGAACCACTTCCGGCCTAACGCGGCCTTGCACTGCGCGAGCATCGTGGCGCCGCCGTCGACGCCGTAGTCGCGGCCCTCCGCCCGGTCGATGGCCTGGATGGCCGCGTACACGGCGGCCGGCGCCTCGAGCGGGTTCGGGCCGTGATGCGTGACCGGCCCGTCCTCCATGAAGTGGAGCAGCGAATACGCCGTACACTGCGACGTCGCGCCCTGGTCGCCCCACCATCCGTTCGCGAAATGGTACCGGGAAGCAACCGACGTCACGGCGGCAGGAGAGACCATCGCCCGTATCCGAAACCGCTCGTTGCGGCTATCGTAGTGAGGAACCCGGCCCAAACCGACGTTAGGCAACGACATGGCACCTCACCGTATTGATCCGATGGCCCGCCTTGGTAGCGGTCGCGACCCCGTCGTGCGCTTCTGGGAGAACGTCGCCATCGACGGGCGATGCTGGATCTGGGTCAAGGGACTGCGCGACAAACGGAAGGGCTACGGCGTCCATTACATCGCGTCTCACCGCACGGCGGCACATCGTTATGCGTGGGAGCTGCTGAACGGGCCGATCCCGGGCGGACTCGACGTCCTGCATCGATGCGACAATCCGCGTTGCGTGCGACCGGATCACCTTTTCATCGGGACCCACCGCGACAACATGGCCGACATGGTGGCGAAGCGTCGGCACGGTGCGAGGCATCGAGATCTTTGCCGTAACGGTCATCCGCTCCACGGCGACAACGTGGTGATTCGGGCCGATGGTCAGCGTCGGTGCCGGTTGTGCCGCAATGCCAGCGAACGGATGCGGAAATACCGACGGGGCGATCGTGTGCCCGGGCGTGGCCCTGGCGGGCGCATGTTCGGATAGCCGATTCACGGCGTCCCCATGATGCCGCGTGCCCGCGTCACCAGTCCGGCCAAATCGACCATCGATCCCGGGCAAGATTTTCGGGCGAAAATCTCTCGGTGGCCGACCACATACGCGCGGTCAATCGGGATGCCCCACCGGCAATGGATTTCCGCCAGCAGCCGCGCGCTGCGCTCGTACATGAGGTTCGGCCAAGCATCGTCGCCTTTCCCTTCGTGCTCGATGCCGATCGTGTAGAGGTTCGGGTTCACCCCGGCGATGAGCCCTTTCCATGTCGGTTCGTGGACCCGGCCGGCGTGCCATGCGGTGTCTTCCTCGCGCACGTACTGGTGCAGCTCCCCTTCCTTCGTCACCAGGTAGTGCGCGCTCACCTTCGACGCCGGATTGCGGAACCATGAATCGACGGCGGCTGTGCTGCCCTCGGCGATGTGGATGACGATCGCCGTCGGTCGATACGTGCGGCGGCCCGTCGTGAAGTTGGGCGAGCCGACCCATTTGGGCGTTAGGACGGGGAGCACGTCTAGTCGTCCCCCCGCTCGTCCACCGCCGGAAGCGGGGCGTTAGACGCGGTGTTAGACGCTGGCGGCACTGGTATCTCGGCCGTCCGTCCGGGCACTGGCTGACGCGCGCCCGGATCCGCCACCGCCCGCGCGGTCAGCGCGTTGACCTCGGCGCCGGCGATGGCCTGCGCGGCCATGACGTTCTGCGTGCTCGCGATCGTTGGGTCGGTTGTCTTCCGCTTGATCCAGTACTGCGCGACGTCGATCCCCATCCAGACCGTGACCGCGAAGAGCACCGCGTGCACCATGTACTCGGGCGGCCACACGCCGGAGAGGTAGCCGACGATGCCGGACCCGATGACGGTGATCCCCGCGAGCGCGAGCGAGACGAGCTGCCGGAGGTTCACGAACGGGATCGTCGCGATGTAGGTCCACCCGCCGCGCGCCTTGATGGCGATCCAGAGCAGCACCGCCTCGAGCAGTGATACCGCGACGAAGACCCAAAGGGTGACGATCGTGTGCGTGTGCGATCGCGGCTGTTGGACGGCGGCCTGCTGCACGACCTCTTGCACGACTTCCTGGAAGGTCATCGCAGGCTCCGTCGCAGGAGAGAATCACATGGGAGTCCGGCCGCGTCCGTGAGCGTGCCGGACTCCCACCGCCGCATCTGGAGGCACTGGAGCCGAGCCATGGGAACGATCAAAGAGTGCACGATCTCGGCATGGTCCTGCCGGTCCTCGATGCTCTCGAGCCGTGCGTTCGTGCCCCGCTTGAACACCATGAGTGTCTCCACAACGGGCCGCACCTCGTTCTCGATCTCCTGGCGGGTGGCGACGCGCGCGGCCACGAATGTGCTCACGCCCGCATAGACGCCGATCGCCAGCGTGATCAGGGTGAGCCATTTCGTCACGCGACCGATCGTCCAGTCGGGAAAGAGTCGATCGTCCGCGCGCCGATGCTGGTGCCTCGGATCCCGCCGCTCGACGCCCGCGTAGCGGCGGCCGGCCGCGTCGTCCTGTACCGCGTGTCGGTCGAACTCGTGATCGGGCGGGTTGGCCACGTCGTCACCCCATGCCTTGGTCGCCTCAGCGGTTGGATGCGAAAGGCCCCGAGCGCTCATCTCGCGAGCGATCGGGGCCGTCGTAGGACCGGCGTCGGTTTGTGCGGGCTACGGCAACCCGCTCCGCAGAATGTATGGGCTAAACTGCGTTCTTACCAGAGAGTTAGAAATGCCGTCGTCGGTCAATCTGACTTATTCTCGGCGATGCATCATTTGCGCAAACTCACCCGATGATCGCCGGCACAAACGACCGGGCGCCGCCAGCCGGCGCCGCAAACGAAAGCCCGCGGGGTTTCCGCCACGGCCGGAACGGCGTCCACGGATCCAGCATCAGCGCGACCAGTGACCGTTCGCTGAGCTGCCGGTCGTAGATCAGGAACGCGCCCGACTCCGCGCTGTCATTGGTACTACTGAGGCCGTGGAAAATGCCGAACCCGACCGATGCACTCGTGATCTGCGTGCGCGTCACCGGGACGCCGCCGTTGGTCGCGATCCGCGCCCCGCTCAACCAGATCTCCATCCCGCGCGGGCCGTTGGTGAATGCCCACACGTTGTCTGCCGTCATGTCGTACCCGCCCGACGCCAGCGTGATGCGGTTATTCCCGCTGTTGCCGCCGAAGTCGTAATAGATATTCCCGTCACCATAGGGGAGGTACGCCGCGAAGTACGTCGGGCCGGCGCCTTCCGCGATGACCGGCCCGAACGCGGCCGAGTTGCGGGCCGTCGAGTCGGTTTTGCGATAGTGGAAGATGACCGTCGCCGCCCCGGTCGGCAGAAACGCGAAGTTTTCCGGCCGTGTGCTGATCCGCGCCGGGTTCCCGAATGTGCTCCGCGCGACGGTGCCGCGATGCCCGCCGACGAACTCCACGGAGGGCGTCGTGAACCCGATCGGGTAGCCGTGCTGCCCGCAGATCGGGTCGAGGATCTTCGCCTCCGACTCGGCCGGTGCCGTGTCGCCGGTATTGTAGCCGGTATCCCACAGGGGCCACGCGAGCACCAGCCCCTCCCACGACCAGCGACACGACGGATCGACGCGATTGTACCCGACGTTCCACCGCTGTGGCTTCCACTTCCGCGAGTGGTTCTGGATGCTCATTGAATTTCGTCGGGGATGGGAACGAGGCTGAAGCCGAAGTCCGCCGCGGTGGAACTGAGCGTATTATTGGTCCCGTTCCAGAACACGGGCGCGGCATGCCGCGCGCCGATCTCCACGACACCGCTCGCCGCCATCGTCACTGCCGCATTCTCGTCGATGACGATGGAGCCGATCTGCTGCAGGTTCCGGAGCTTATCGACCGAGCTCACCGCGATGTCGCCCGTGCCGTCATCGTTGTCGTAGATGGTGCCGTCGCCGGTCGCGAGGTAGACGCGTACGATCTCGCCAACGACGCGCGTGCCACCCGGCTTGATCCACGCGCGCCACGCGAACAGCCGCGAGCGCGCCGATGTGCCGAAGTCACGATACGCGCCCTGCCGACCCGCCCCCGAGCCGAGACTGGTTGGCGTGAACGCGTGTGTGCCGCCGCTCGCGAGCCATGTAATCGCCGTCTCGTCGTGCTGGTAAACCTTATTAGCCATCGGTCTAGGTCCGTTTGATGGTCAGTGAGAGCGTGACGCGTGTGACCGTCGTCGCGCTATCGACGGTCACGCGGATGATGTCTCCGGCGGCCAGCGCGATACTGAGGCCGGTCGCTTGGTTCTTCGCCGCACTCGATAGGTTCGGTTTGGTTCCCCACATCGTATCGGCGACCGTCGGCGGGAAGTTGGCATAACTGTCTTTCCACGTGTCGATCGTGATACTGCCGGACTGATCGCCGAACACACGCCACGCCGTGAGCGTACCGGCGAACGGGATCTCGAGATCGCCCTTCACGCCGGTCGTAATCACCGCGCCGCCGCCGTCGATGACGAACGGCACCGCGACGAGCGACGCGTTAGGCTGGTCGAAGATGACATCCCATCCGTCGTTGGTCGCGTTTCGCTTCTTGTGGATAGCGGGGGTCGTGTTCGTGTCGAGCCATTCGACGCCGGCGCCGACGGCAGCGGGGTCCGCCGTCTGGATGTAGCGTCCCTTATGGATCTGCGTCGCGAGTCGATGTTCAGGCATAGCAGCTCATTCCGAAATGATGTTGCCGTCTTCAGTCAGGAATTCCCCATCTTCAATGATGAACCCCGCGCCGACTTCCGACGCGGGCACCCATTTGAGAATCGGGCGTGTCGCGTCGTCCGGGTGCGGCGCGATCGTTAGGAAATAGCCGGTCGTCGCCCAATCGGACGGCACCGCATCCATCGCGCCTGGATGGTGCGCGATGCCAGCGGGGAGCTCGTCTTGTCCAATCGGGTTCGCCATTTACGGCGTCCCCCAGGTTGCCTTGAGTGCCGTCTCTACCGAGTTGAGGCCGGCCGTCGAATACGGCGCATCGTAACAGAGCTCGCGCGCCAGGAGCATCGACAACCCGAGCCCGGTCCCGTAGTCGCCAACCCACATCTGCGTTGACTCTGTGATCTGCGGCGGGCAATCGTTGTCCGCGACGAGCACCCCATCCACGAATAGCCACCAATGGCCGATTCCGTAGTCGAACGCGAAACGGTAGATGTGCGGCGTCGACATGTCCCACGTATCAGGGACATTCTCATACGTGGGAAACCACACGTGCGTATTGACGAACCCGCCCATCTCCGACGTACCGATGGCCGAGATGCCTTTCCCCTTCGGGTAGCCGTTCCCCTCAAGCACCGTGGCGACGTCGCCTCCGTCGATGCCGGAGGCGACGACGTAGTGTGTAAACGAGCTATTCGTCGGCGGACTGAACGCGATTTTATTATTGGCGCCGCTCCATTGGACGCACGGCTTCCCGCCCGGCCAGAGCGACGTCCGGAACTTGGGCGCAATCCCGCCGACGACGGCGCCATCGAGGTTCGACACGCTGTCGTCCGGCCACGTCGTGACGTCCTGGTTATCGGAGTGCGTGAGCGCGAGTGTTTCGGCGTTCAGGTCGTGGATTGGTGAGCCAAGGTCGCCTGATGGCGGCGTTGCGGGCGGCGCGAGCGGCGCATTCCGGAATTGTAGATGCACTTTCGACACGGACGGCGATGCGATGCCGTTGCCGCTCCGGCCCCGCACGCGCCAGATGAGATCCGCCGCCGACGCGGTCGGAATCGCGATCCACGAGCCTTTGCGCGCGCCGACGGCGTTGATAATGACCGGGATGGGTGCAGCGCTGACGCCCGGCTCGGTCCACGCCGAGCCGTCCGCGCTCCGCTCGGCAAACAACTCCGCCGCCGTCGATCCGGCCGCTGCTATATCCGCGATGACGCGCATCTGATTGGCCCATGACGCGTCGTACCATGGGCGCGCGAAGCCGAAATCGGTCGCTACGGCCGGCTGCGCGATGAGCGTCCGCACGCTGCCGCCGTCGAATATCGGGACCGTGACGACAGGCGGTTTGGTTGGTCCTGTCCCGCCCGGCGGTGGCCCGCCCTGCTCGCCCGTGCGCGTCGCGATGCCCGCCAGCTCGAGCGGCGTGACGTTCTCGGCGTCTTTGATCGGCGGTAGCGTGAGAATGGCCATCGTCGTTAGGCCGGCTGATAGTGAACGCCAGCCGACCACGCGATCGGATTGTCGGCGATGTCCAGAGCCACGAGGCGATACCACATGTCGGTCGAGATACGCGCCATGTCGACGTATTCGCCCGATGCCACACTCGCCGACGTGTGATACTCGGCCCACGCGTCGCTGAGGCCGTTGTCGTTCGACTCCTGTATCTGAACCTGCGCCGCGCCCGACGTCGTACAGATCCACCGGAACAACAGGACCGGAATGGCCACCGTGCCGTTGGTCCCGCCGCGAAGCTCGACCTTCGGCGTGTCGTCCACGAATTCGGGCGGATCGGTGCCGCCGGATCCGGGATTCGGGATACCCGCAAACCAGACCCACGGCGACTCGGCCCACACATCTGGATCGAGTGTCGAATAGGCGACCAGCTTATACCACTTGGGGCCGATGTCCGGGTCCACCGCGATAAACGGCGTGAATGGCGGGCCGGCCATCGTCCCGAACGCCGCCGTCGACACGCGATCGAACGACTTGTACGCGGCCATCCGGTTCGCGCCGGTGACGTTCGACGTGCCTTCCATGTAGACCTGCGGCACGCCGCCGATGAGCTGCGCGACCGGCCCGACCGTGAACATCGGCGTTGTCGGAAGCGGCGCGTTCCCGGTCACGAATCGGAGCTTCGGCCCGCTGACCCCCCACGTCTCGCCGATGTTCAGGATGAACGTCTCATACTGGTAGGAATTGAACGGCTCCAACCCGGTATCGAGGAACGTCACCGGGTCCGTATTCGTGCCGATCATCAGCCGGAATACGACCTGACCGTTGCGGGTGATGATGAGCCAGTTGTTGCCTAACGTCGGCTCCAGATCGTCCGGCGTGACCGTGACGGCGTATTGCGATTGTGTCGGGTCACTGGTCACGTTCATCGACACGACCGTGCCGTCGAGCGGCGTCGGCGTCGGGTCGACGGCTTGGACGGCAACCGGCCAGATGACTTCCTTGCTCGGTCGGCCTAGGTCGGAATAGCCGACGAAGACGAGCCGCTTATAAAAGCTCTTGCGCGTCGAAAACCGGATGAGCGCGGCAAAATTGGGGTCGGTCCCTTCGACGCCTTCCGGCCGCCGGAACCGGCCCATCACTTCGCGGACGTTCGATTGCTGGACCGAGAACGTTGGCCCGTCGGCCAGTTCGGCGAAGACGCCTAGTTCGGCCATCCCGGCATTAAAGCGAACGAGCGCCCACAATCCGCCGTCGTAATCCCCGTCGTCGCCCGCGCCGTAGCTATGCGCCTCGGCTACGACGAAGTCGACTTGCGGCGCGGGCGGGATGGCCGGCGTCTGCGGTCCCGGTCCCTGACGACGGATCCACTCGAGATACGCGCCCGCGGGCGTGCCGCGGCACTGCCACTGCGTGGTGCCGTGCCCCCGGGTCATCAGGTCGTGTACGATGCCGAACACGGCGAGCCGCTGTGTCGTGTCGTAGTGAACCGCGTTGCCGATGAAGTCGTACAGGTCCGCGATCTCGCTGGGCCAGAACAGCGTCGACGTGACGACGTGATCAAACTTCGGAGTGCTCAGGTCCGCCAGCGCGGCGTCGACCATCGCCTGCAGCTCGTCGAACGTGTCGATCGGGCTGGTCGCGTTCTCCGAGAACTTCATGTAGCGCTCGATGTTCCCGAACGCCGCGATGCTCGCAGGATCTCTGGCGAACGTCGTAATCACACCGCCCGTGGCCGCGTCGATCGCTTCGCCTTCGATGTAGTTTCGGACGTTCGACACGTCGAGCGACGCGCCATCGACCGCGAGATAGATCGTCGGACTGATTGTGGTGTCGGCGGTCGCCTTGGCTCGGTTCGGGTCGAGGATCCCCGTTTTCATGAGCCCATCCGACGGGTCGTACACGTCGCGCACCATGTAGCCGGTCGAGAGCGCGAGCGTCACGAGCGCGTCCATCACGGACACTTGATATGGAGTGAACTCCGTCACCGTGAACGCCGGCGCAACCGGGATGTAGAGCGACGGGACGGGCGCAGGCAGGTTGTCCGTGACGATTTGTTGCGCCACGTCTTCGAACGCGCCCGCATAGGTGCGCTTGACGCGGATGGTGGAATCCATGAGGCGCGCCCCGACTGAGCGCCCCTCGAGCTGCATCGGATCGGATGTGAAATCCGGTTTGTCGAGATAGCCGTGCGCCAGTTCTTTCCAGTCGCCGGACACGATGGCCGCGCCGTTGGCGACCACGGCGACTGATACCCGCCACTCGCGCGCCGCCTGGATCGCTGGCGCCGGCGCTAACGTGTCGTCGACGTTGAGTATTGAATCGCCGCGGAGCGGCGAGAGCGATTCCGTCGCGAGCTCGCCATCGCGTTTGACGGACGCCTGCAGCGACCACACCGGAGTGTCGACGTTCGTCGAGAGGACCGCGCCGATGAAATAGTCTTTCGCGCTCAGGTTCGTGTAATCCTTCCACGTGCCCGACGCGTTTTTTATCTCGAGCTTTGCGTAAACGTTCGGCCGGTCGGAGTTGAGGACCGTCAGCTCCGGACCACTGATCGTTCTCACGCGTTACACCTCGGCAAGCCGCAGCGCGAGTCGACGCTTCGGCGAGGCGACACTCGAGACCTTCACGAACTCGCGGTTCGTGATCGTGACCTGACACGTCACCGCGGGGCCGTTGTTGGTGAAACTGCCCGAGCACGCCACGAACGCGCCGCCGTCAGGCGATCCGATCACCGACAGCAGGGTGTTCTCCTCGGCGAACGTCATCGCGCGCGTGGTGTACGCCCAGTTCCGTTTCGCCGCTCGCCTGGTGCTACGGAGATTGCCGGCGAACGTCCGCATTGTCTCACCAACGACGTCCGATTCCGGCTGGCTCGCCGAATCGCTTCGTACGTCCACCACGACGGACCCGACGACTAGGAAGCTCATGAGCGAACCCTCACGTCTTTACAGCCGCCGTTGAGTGCGCCAATGTCTCTGCCATGCGCGATTCCCGTCTTACCACATTGTGGGTTGTCGGCATGGTCGCGACCGCGTGCAGCACCGGCACCAGTGCTGCCCCAGCTCCCGCGGCTGCGCCGCAGTACGCGCCGATCGAGACGGTGACCGTGCGCGCAGCTCCGGGAGAGGTGACGCGGCGACTCGTCGCGCTGTACGCCGCCGATGGCATCACCGTCGCCTCGAACACGGGCGGCACAGTCACGACGGCACCGGTGCAGACGGTGGCCCTCTCGGCTGGCGCCGGCGCGACACGCGCGACGGGCAGTGTGGCGTACTTCTACCGCGCCACGATCGCGGGTGACTCCGTCTCGCTCGTCACGCTCGCCCTCTGGGGTCGCTTCGTGACACGAAGTGGCGCGGATCCCGAATCGCCGCCGAGCGAGAATCCCGTCACGGCCCAATGCGCAGAGGCGGCGCAGTGTGCGCCGTTCCTCGCCCGCATGCGCGGCCACGCGGCGAAGCTGAGGACGGGACCGTAGCACGTCAGGTCGGCAAGAGGTTGACCGTCTTACGAACCTCGGGATTCGCGCTCGCTTTCGCGCGCCGCCGGAGCTCGGTCACCACTTCGGTTGTGATCTGCACGGCGTCCTTGTCCCGCCCGTCGATCTGAATCGTCGGCGCGAACGTTACGGTGCCGACGGTGGTAACGGCTGTCGCGCCCGCGGGTATCGGCGTCGGGACCGGCGTCGGCGTCGCCAAGAGTTGGCGGCGCAATGCCGGATCCTGCGTGGCATGGAACCGCGCGCGCTCGAGATTGAAGTCGCGGAACCCCTTGACCACGTTCACCAGCTCGCCCGTCGCCGCGCGCGACGCTTCGGCCATGTCATCGAGCGCGTTGTCGGCGCCGACGATGGTTTGCACGAAGTCCTCGACCGATTCGAATCCTTGCAGGAACGGCGTGAGGTCGATACCGGCGGCGCGTGCGCTCGCGATGAAGTCGAAGAGCTCGCGCAAAGCCTGCTCGGCCATTTGCCGGCCGGCTGGCGTGCTGACATCGATGGCGGCCAGGAATCGCTCGAAGAGCTGCGGCGCGAATTGGCGTATCTGCTCGGCCGCGTCGCGGAACACGTCCTGTGGCCCTTCGAGTTCGAATATCTCGCGTCGCGCGTCTTGAAGCGTCCGCAGGTCAGAGAGCGTGTCTTCGAAGTTGGCCGCCGCCCGCGCCGCCAGTTCGATTGCTTCCGCGAGCTGATCCAATCCCAGCGCTGAGATGCGGCCCTTGGCGTCCGTGATCGTGATACCGAATTGCTCGGCGCGACGCTTCAGGTCGAAGATGCTCGAGCCAGCGGCGCGCAATTCAGCATCCAGTCCTTCGACATCACGGAACCCGCGCTGGAACCCGGACGTGCCGCGGCGCGCGCTGAGGATGGCCGACTCCTGAATGATGCGGGACGTGGCCGTGAATTCGCCGATCGTGTCGCCGAACCCTTGCAAGTCCTGACTCAGCCGAGCGAGCTGCTCGTTGTTCTCTTTCAGGATGGCGTTATTCGCGCGTTGCGTTTCGTTACCGGTAATGGCGTTGAACGCCGTCCGGCCAAGATTCACGGCGGCGGCGAGCAGATCACCGATCGCGGGGATGGCCTTGAGAATGTTCGTGACGGATCCGAAGATGCCGCCGGAGTCTTTGAGCGACTCCGCCGTGTCCGCGACGTTCCCGAGGGCACGCGCCAATTGCGCCGCGTCGTCGATCGACTGGACGATCTCCCGGTCGAAGATGCCCATCGCGTTCGCTGCGTTCGCGATGCTCCCGGCGGCATCGGCGACATCGAAAAACGTCTGCGTGGCCGTCCGCGCGTCGTCCGTCAGTCCCGTGACGACCAGGCCTAACGCCTCGGCCTGCCGCCGGAGCTCGGCCAGCTTTCGCGCCTTGATGTCATCCGCCTCAGCGCTCCGGAGAATGACATCGGCCGCGGCGCGGAACGTTCGCGTCAGGTTCGCCATCTGCGCGTCGAGCACGCGCGTCGCGTCGGCCACTTGTTGCTGTGAGCCGAACATCTGGGCGAACACCTTCTGATTTTGCGCGGCTTCAGCGCCCTGCACGGCCCGCCGGATCGACTCGTTGAATATCTGCTGATCGATCCCGACGGGAATCTCGAGCTTCTGCGCGGGCGACACGAGGACCTTGTCGATAATGCCAGTGAGCCGTACCGGGCCGACGTCCGGTACCGTGCCGCCCAACTTCCGGCGCGTCAGCTCGATGCTTACGGCGTCGATGTCTGTCAGCGTGCGGAGCATCGCCGCCAGTTCGTTCGACGTCTCGGAGACGGTGTTCCCGTGGATCTTCGACAGCCGCGCCAGCTCGTCGTAGAGTGGAATCGCCTTGGCGACGGCGGCGTTCTGGAGGTCGGCATTTCCGGCCGACCGGTCGAACGCGTCACGGATGACGTTGACCTGTGCGGCGAGTTCCTTCACGGCGTCTTCCGCATCCTGTGTCTTAGCCGTGATCGTGATGACGGGTTGCTTGAACGTCGTCACCGTCGGCAACGCCTGGAGCGCCGCCCGGATCTTGTCGAAGTCTTCCTGCCGCTGATTCAGCTCCGGCTTGAGTTTCTTGAGTTCTGCGTTGAGCCGGTTGAACTCCTGCACCGCGGCGAAATCGCGGCGGCTACCCAATGCCTGTAGCTGCGCCTCGAGCGATGCGACTTCCGTCCGGAGATCCTTGAGACCCTTGATCGTCTTGACGTTCAGGTTCTCATCGAGCGTGACCGTGCCGAAGTCGATGCGTTGGAGCTGGGACACCAGCCCCTGCGCGTCGACCGACTCGACCATGTTCCGCGTCTCGTCGACGAACTTCTTCCGCGTTTCCTCGATTTCGTCGCGCGTCTTGTTGAACATGTCGAGGATGGCCGCCGTGCCGGCCGCGACGCCGGACACAATCAACCCCTTGGGACCGAAGAACGCCGCGAACGATGCCAACGCGCGGAGTGCCGTCCGGACGCCCGACGCGCCGGCTTCGCCGCCCCTCGCCAACGCCTCGAGCCCGAACCCAATGCCGACCAGAGCCGGGCCAGCGCGGGTCATGATTTGGGTCATCGACTTGCCGGCGATCGTGATTTGATCGATGGCCCGCTTCGTCTGATGCGCTTGCTGCGTAATGCCGCCCAGGTCGATGACGCCGGCACCGAACCGCGGCGTGGCGCTGCCAGCCGTCCGGATCGCGTTGGCCGCACTCCTGGCCGCGCGTTCCTGTTCGCGGAACGATTGCGTCGTCTTGTCGATGATGCCGTCGAGCCGGTTCAGCTCATTGCTCGCGAGCTTCACATCGACGGCCTGCCGACGAATCGCGTTGGCCTCGTCGAGCCACGCGGCGCGGGCCTTCCGGCTCGTGCCGTCGACCTGCGCGCCGTAGGCAGCGAGCTGCGCGATGTCGTTGATGAGCTCTTTCCGGACCTGTGCGCGCGCGGCTGCTTCCTGTGCGGCATCCGCTTTGGCGTTTGCCGCGCCGCGCCGCTGCTCGGCGTAGAATTGTGCGGCCGCGTTCCGTTGGTTTTGCCATGCGCCCTGCGCTGCGACACTCGCGCCCTGCGCCTCCTTCAACCATTCCCGCTGGGCGTCGGCGAGGGACCGCGTCTGCGCCACCGTCTCGCGGATCCCGCTCGCATCGATTTGATCGACCGCGGCGTCGAGCTGTCGCGTTGCCTGCACCGCCTCCGTCGTCGCAGCCACGAGCTGCTGCTGGTCCGCCGTCGCTTGCCGGATCGGCGCGGTATCGACGACGATTCCGACCGTGGCGCCCGCCGTCAGTCGCTTCAGAATCGGCGCGCCCTGGCTCACCGCCGACGTAATGGCGCCGATGTAGGCTCGACCCGCCTCCGTGCCTTGGCGGGCCAATTCCGGCGCCAGCGTGCGCGTTTCCGCGACGACGGTCTCCGTGAGGCGTGAGACTTCGGTCGTAACAGCACCGGTCGACAGTGCGCCCGCGATCGCATCGCGTACGCGTGGCGCTTCAGCCGCGATCCCGGTCGCGATCGAGTTGGCGAGCAATCGGCCTGCGCGCTCACCCGTGGCAGACGTGTCGCCGATCGTGAGCGCGGCTGTCAGCGCACGACTCGTCTCGGTCGCGAACGACTGCAACGCCCTCGTGCCGGTGGCCAGCCGTGATGTGAGGCCAGTGACCAGCGCGCCGCCCGACGCCGTGCCGGCCGCTTCGAACAAGGCCGGGAACCGCGCTAACGACGCCGACACGGACGATTCGAGCCGCCCTATCTCGCCGGTCAGGTTCTGCGGGATGAGTGCGGCCGAGATGCTTGTCCGCAGCGCTGCGGCGTCTCGCGTGAGCGCGATCTGGACGCCGGCCGACAGTTCCATCCCGGCGCGCTCGCCGATCGGCGTCAGGTTGCCGATGATGTTCGTGCCCGCGATAGCCGTCTGTGCGCCGCGCGTGAACGCCGCCACCGCGTCAGCCGTGCCGGCCACCATGCCAGCCGTTAGCGTCGCCGTGAATCCGCGTGCCGCGAGCGTCCCGGTATGTCCGAGCACCGGAACGAGCCGCGCCGTTTCGGTCGCGACCGCCGTTGTGAGCGCGCGGAGTTCGGTCGGCAGGTTCGCCGGCACGAGCGCCGTCGTCACCGCCCGCTGCACTGCGCCCGCATCGGCGGTAATCGCGCGAACTACCCCGGACACTAGGAGCCCGCCGGCTCGCGTGCCCTGTTGCTCCAGTCCCGACAGCAGGTTCGCGCGCTCGAGCGTGGTACTCGCGCCGACCGAGAAGCGGCCGATCGCCGCCGTGGCCGATCGTAATCCTTCGTCCAAGCCTGTCGCCAGCGCGCGGCCTGAATCCCGGCCCGCCGCGCCGAGCGTGACCACAATGCTATCGCCCGTCTCGTTCGCCGCCGTCAGGAGCGGCGTGAAAGCGGTATTGAGTCCCGTCGGGATCAACGCGGCCTGAATCTCTCGCCGAAGCGCCGCCGAGTCACGGCGGACCGATGTCGAGAGCCCAGACACGAGCTGCCGGCCCGCCTGCTCGGCCTGCGGCGTCAGGTCGCCCAGGATCCCGCGCGTCCCCGTGAGCGACGCCGTGACCTGTCGCGAGAACCCGGCGAAGACGGCTCGCGCGTCGGCGAGCCCCCGACCTAACGATGCCAGGAATGCCGCCGACGAGTCCGCACCTTCTTCCGCAAAGTCCGTCGAGATGCCAGCGATTCCGGACGCGATGACATTCCGCATCGTCGCGACATTGGTCGCGAGCGACCGCGGCAGGAGCGCGACGGCCACGTCACGCCGGAGCTCATCGCCGCCGGCCGTGATCGCTTGCCGTAATCCGGTGATAACGGATTCGCCCGCAATGCGCGCCTGGTCGCTCATGTCCGGCAACACAGGCGTGCCGCTCAACGACCGCGCGATCTCACGCTGGAGCGTCTGCGCTTCGGCCAGAATGACGCTGGCGTCCCGGCGGAACTCCGAGACGTCAACGCCTATGCCGATTAACAGGTCATCGGCCACGGCTCGCTACTGCGTCACCAGGTCGAACGCGATGCGCTCGAGCCGGAACGTGATGTTGCCCTTATAGAACCGATGCTGCTTCACGCCGGTTTCGTCGGCCGGATGGAACGTCACGCGTCCGGCGGAGTCCTCGGTGTAGTGCAGTCCGACGGCCCAACCCTCTTTGCGGTTGGCCTCGACGATATGCGAGAGCCGAACGTCGTGGTGATAGATGATGAGCTTGAAACCCGGCGGCGGCGCGTAGTGGTACGGGCTCCCGCGCGTGGCGACGATATAGTCAGGAATCCCGTCGGGTCCTTTCGACACCACGCGCGGCGCGCGGAAGATGGGCGCATGAATATCAGGCATCGTCGTCCCATTCCTCCGTCGGTTTCGGTTCCGGATGGTCGTCCTCGTGCCAAATGGCGAGCAGGTCGAACATCTCGTCAATCTCTGCCGCGCCGCCCGGCGTATACGCTCGCCCGTGGAGCTCTGCCCATCGCTTGCGTGGCCATTCGTGAAACTCACGAACGCACACGCGCGCAAAGTTTACGTAGTAGCGGCGGCCCCGGAGTTTTTTCGGCGTTTCTCCGCTTCCTCGCCGAGTCCGTTCACGCGGAGCGCGACGAGGAACATATCCATCTCGATCGACGCGAACCCTTTGTGATGGTAGAAGCGGTCGGCGTCATCCGGGCTCGCCAGCACGCGCGGCCCCCCGAAGGCCTTGACCCACGCCAGCGCGATGACGTTGATGCGCCATCGCTTGTTCTCGATGCTGATGTTGCCCATCCCATCGTCGCGCCGATGCACTTCGAACAGCTTGTCTTTGTCAGCCGGAGAGCCGGCCTCGAAATACAGCCGCCGGTTCCCAATCACGAGTGTTTCCTGCGTGGGCCGGACCGCATCGAAGAAGTCATCGAGCGTGGTGAAATCGAGGACCGGCACGTCGCCGTTCGTGCTCGGCATCTCCGGCTTGTTCAGTTCCAGGACGGTGTCATGCTTGGTGGTGCCCATGTTCGGGTAACCTCTGGACAGGGTATGAAGACCAAGGCGAACGGGTCGCCGCCGTGTGGCCCCTGTCCAGGGTCCACATCGACGGCGCCCGCCGCCAATCTGCGGCCGTTAGGCCCAGATGACGTATCCACCCGCGCCAGTGGGCGCGGCATCTTCCTGCGAGAGCAGGGTGAATCCAATCGTGGACGCACCGCCGCCGGAGACCGATCCCCAGTCGCCGGACCCCACTTTGCAGAGGTGGGTCCAGCCCTTCACGTTCTCGACCACGTCGGTCGAGCCGCCGCGCGGGAGGAACTTGAAGTACACCGCCGTGTCGGTCGATTCCGCCGACTGCGTCGCGAGCTGGCCGGGATCCTCCGGGATGTGCAATCCCGCGACCGTGTAGGACACTTCACGCGGGCCGGGCTCGGAATACGCGTTATTCGTGTCGAACGTGTCCTCGGTATTGACCGTCCTCGACACGTTTTTTGTGACCGAGTTCAGTCCTTTGATGAGGGTATACGTGCCGCCTAACGTGGTCGACGTCGAAAGGCGGAACTCTTTGCCGGAATACGGGATTAACGTGGCCATCGGTTAGGCTCCATGCCTGTCGTTAGGTGGCAGGTATCGAAACGCACTCGCGGAGCCCGTGGACAGGGGATACATCAACGCCTTACATGCCTTTCTGGTTCAACTGCTGCAGGTAGTCCCATCCCTGCGCGCGCGCCGAACCGGCGGGATACGGGTTCTCACCCGCCCACGGATTGCTGGTTTCCTTCGACGCGAGCATGTCCGGCTCTTGAAACTCCGGCGTCGCGAAAATCATCGGGACGGGATCCTCCGACCGCTTCACGATGATCTCGCCGCTGGATTCGGATTCTGTCCCGGCGACTTCGCCCTCGGCCGCCGATGCGGCTCTACGCTTTCTTGCTGCCATGTTTCGCGACTCCGCTCGTGTGGTGATCGGTAGGCTCAGGAACGTCGAACGTCGCCCAGTCGTTCGACGTCGGCTCGTGGTGTTCGTCGGCCGCCATCATGATCGCTTCGACCGTCTCGAACGCCGCCCGGGCCGCGTTCATGGCGGCCAGGCACGCCGTCCGCGCCGCCTGGAGCTGCGCCATCTCCACGGGCGTCATGCCGTGACCACGGTCGTCGTGAGGTACTGCGACACGGCTGAGTGGCCGCCGTCCGGGTTCGCGAAGTCCTCCATCAGCCGCACCTCGCCCTGCACGAGCGCTTGGCTATCGGCCGTCATGACGCCGAGCGGGAGGGGTTTGCCATGCAGCACCCGCCGGATTTCGCGAAACATCCAGAGCGCGGTTTTCTTCGACGTGTGCCGCACGGTGAGCGTGAGCACGCCGTCGGCGCCGTCCGTGCCGAACGTCTCGGCCGGATTCTCGAGCGATGAGCCGATCTCGGTGTACCCCAGCGGCGCGTTGGGCGGCACATCCCCGGCCGCGTAGACGCCACGCCCGGTCGCCTGCGCCATGTAGCCCGGGTCGTTGATGAGCGCTTCATCGACGGCGACATAGATCGTCGGTGCCGCGCTCATGCAGGTCTCCGTTGCCGACGGATCGCGCCGCGTACATTCGTGCCCAACGCCCGCTTGAACTCCGGCGCGATCGCGTCGCGGGCAGGGAACACACATGGCCGCGCCTTCATAAACCGAGTACCGAACTCGGTATACAGCGCGTAAAACGGCTCATCGGCTTCGATGAAGTCTTCCTCACGCCAACCGACTTCGTACACGAGCCCATCTTCCGAGAACCGGAGCCGGATAGCGTCGCGCAGGAATCCCGGCGCATGCACATGCCCGCGAACGATGGTCGGCTCCGACGACACCGGCGCGAGCTGCCGCGCCAGCCGCCACTGTTTCCGTCCGTAGGTCCGAACGGTCTCGCGCGACTTCCGCTGCATCACCGCGTCGGCCGCGTAGAGGTTCGCGACCAATCCTCGGAGGTTGCCGGTCGATACCGTCATGCGGACCGGCATTACTGGGGCGCCGTCGTGGTGCACAGCACCTTCCGGAGCATCTCGTAGCTCCGGACCGGGGTGCCGATGGGATAGAGCCGCAGCGGCGACGGTGCCCCACTCCGATCATGCGTCACGCTGATCCGCTGGAACGTGTTGGTGCTGTCAGCCGGCACCGCCGCCCCCTCGCGCATGGTCACGTAGAACTCGCGCACCGACGTTAGGCTGCCGGCCGTCATCTGCTCCTGCGGCACGCTCGCCGGCGAGATCCGGCACGGTTCGGTCGCGAGCGGGACCGGGTTCCACGTGATCGGGCCCGCGGTGCCGCCCGGCTCGAACGTGCGCGTGCCCTGCTCGATGGCGGCCGAGTGCGGGAGGTTGGCGTCATTGAACGCCCGCATCTCCTCGAGGTCGGCGGCGCTCAGCATCACCTCGCTCATGCGCCGTGCCTCAGCGAGGTGAGTACCGAGAACCCGGCCAGCGGGTCGGCTTCCTCCTCGACCACGGCCGACTCGAACGCGGCAAGGTACGATTGCGCCTTCGTCACCCAGTAATCGATCTGCGCCTGGATCGTGGTCTGCGCCTTCGAGCCTTGGTCAACGAGCGCGCGCGTGACACTGGCCGGCGATGCGGTCATGCGGTCGGCGACTTCGGTGGCGGCGCGGTAGTACACCCACTGCTCCGCCGCCGCGTCGTCGTCGGTCTTCGTGTACGCGTCCGCGATGAACCCGGTCAGGAGCGTGTCAACGTCGCCGCTGGATAGTGCCGGGAACCAGACGGCGCCGTTGACGTCTCCTGCCGGGGACTTCACGTCCGCCAACACGATCGGCATAACGCGTCAGTCCTCGGTGGGTTCCGCGGTGGGTTTCTTCTGCCCCGGCGGCCCGCCGTGCGGATGCTTGGCGTCGCGCCGCGCTTCCTGCTCGGCCTTCTTCGCCGCGCGTTCCTCGGGCGTGAGCTCGTCGTCCTCGCCCTCGTCCTCCAGCTCTTCGTCGCCGTCGATCGGCGAGCCCGTGTCTTCGCTCATCGCTCGAACTCCTTTACGACTCGGGGTGTTCGTTCTGCCACGCGGGCGCCGGGGTCGGTGCTGGCCTCACGACCAGCACCTTGCCGAACATCTTCTGCCGCAATACCGGACTCCCCGGTATCGTGCCGTCGATGATTACCGGCTCACGCCCGTACTCGTCGACGGCCACGTTATTTCCTGCCTCGCCGGCGCCGCGGTTTGTCGCCACCCTCATCGCCTTCGTCCTCTTCGAGCGGCGGGAGGATCGTATCGCCGAAGATCGGCGCGCCTTCCACGGGCTCGGCCATGCTCGCACGGCGTTGCTCCTTCATGTCGCTCCGCCACGCGTTCTCGTCCTCGTCCGCATCTTCGCGCGCGGCGTCCGTCACTTCCGGTCCGCCGACCTGTGCGGTCGACGCGGGCGGGAGCTCGTACGGCGTCTCCGACGCCAGCTCGCCGTCCTCGGTGATCTCGCGCCCGTGCGCGTCGTGCCAGCGGCCATCCGGCGCCTGGTACTTGCCGCCGGGGATCGTCTTGTCGAGCTGTGACACTTCGCCGGCCTCCTGGGCACGAAGCCGTTCCTCGGCCGCGCGCCGCTGCGATTCCGCCTGGTCGATGATGACGATGCGCTCGGCGGGGGTGTCCGTGTCCTTGTTAGGCATGCTACGTCACTCCGCCGGTTACGGGTTGGAAATGGTCGGATCGGTGTACGACGCGTTGTTGAACTGCAGGATCGCGCCGTTCGTGCGGGTCAGGACGCCGAGACCGAAATACGACTCGTAGAAGTCCACCCGCAGCGGGTGATCCTCGAACTCCGCCGCGCGCGTCAGGTCGAGCGATCCCGCCGGGTCTTCGCGGAGGCCTAACGTCTTTTGCGGCGAGCCCGCATCGAAGACGAGCAGGTAGTTGGCGATCATCCACGGCTTGACCCACACCTCGGCCGCGCCGTAGATGCCGATCGCGCGGTTGTTCTGGACCGTGATGTCCAGTCGCTGCGCCGGCTGGTTCGCCTGCGTGCCGAGCATGAGCCGCGGGTCCACGTAGGCGACGAAGCCGCTCAGCGCGCGGAACGCCGTCTCGTTCGCCTGCGCGATGTAGATCCGGAGCGACGCGCCGTGACCATGCTCGACGACGGTGGAGATGGCGGCGTCGACTGCGGCCGTCGTGAGGGTCGCGTTCCCGAGGTAGTGCGTGTGCGTCGAGCCGTCGAATGTCTCGCCGTTCGGCCCGTTCGGGATCACCGCGCCGTCGGCGTTGACGAGCCGCTTCACGGCCAAATCGACGTTATCGACCAGATGGTCGCGGAACGTGTAGTTCGCGCTCAGGAAGAGCGCTTTCTTGATCTCCGCCGATACGCGCTGCCGGTGCCCGGCCTGCGCACCCTGGACGGCCCGCGCGAAGTCGGCGGCGCTCCGCCGCTTCTCCCACTCCTTCGTCCAGCCGACGTTGTACTGGTACTTCTTGAACGGGAACGCGACCTGCGCGACTGCGGCCGCGCGCTGCGTCGGTGCCCGGCCGTACTCGTCGACTTCCGTCATCGACCCCGCGGCACTGCCGCCGTACGCGCCGATGCGCTCGGCAGTCCCGGCGCGCGTGCTCGCCAGCGACGAGAGCTGGTCGCGCATGATCGTGTTGTACGCGGCGACGTCGGCGTCGAGCGCGGCGACGATCTCCTGAAACGACAGGTTCCCGTTGGTGATCGGGTTGGTCGACGCCAACAGGAAACTGATATCATGGGTTCCGGTTCTCCCGGCCATTCTCGTATCCTCCCCTAAATGAGCCGAGTGAGCCGGACGTCCGTATCGGACACCGCTTGCGCGGCGCCGACAGCGTCACCGGTTGTTGCGGCGGTATCGAGTCGGCCCGCCGTCGCACCGAGAAAGAGAATCGCGCCCGGCGTGAGGCTGCCTGACGCGTAGCGGAACCGCACGCCCGCGCCAATGAGCGTCACGGCTTGTCCTGCGACGGCCGCGCGCGGACAGATGCCGGCGAGTCGCGTCGTTTCGGTGCCCGCCGCCGTGGCGTTGGTCATGTAGACCTTGCCATCCGACGCCTTGATGTAGCAGGTGGCCATGAGCAGGAGGTTCTCCCCCGCGACCAAGTCACCCGCCAGGTGCGGCGCGTGGGCGGCCGTTCCGGCGTCCACGCCTGCGTCACTAGCGATCGTCACGAGTGCCATTGCGGCAATCCCTTCGGAAAAAGGTTTCTCGGTTTTCCCAGGGGTGACGACCGCTCGGCGCCGGGGCGCCTAACGAACCGCGCCCCTCAGATCCCGGCGAACGCCGGGCTACTGCGCTTCTGGTCTACGATCTCGTTGAACGTCTTCATGCCCGGCGAGCCGGTCACGCCGCCGCCCGGTCCGCTCCGCACGCCCGCGCCGCCGTCCGCGTTCGACATCAGGAACGTGGCCGGGATGTAGGGACGGAAATCCTTCACGAGCGCGGCGACCTTCGCGTCGAGCGTGTCGCCGTCGTACTCCGTCTCCTCGCCGATCTGCTTGACGGCGAGCGATCCGTCGGGCTTCGGCACGAAGTGCGGCCGGAGCTTGCCGGCGGCGATGAGCTCCGCGTACTCGCGGTCGGCCCGCACGCCCTGCTCGTTCGGCGTGATGAGGAGCGCCACGGCCTTGTCGATGCCGATCTGCACGACCGCGTCGTTGAACCGCCTGTGCGCGTCATCGCGCTCCGTCTCCGCCTTCCGGAGCTTCGACTCCCACTTCTTGCGCGTCGATTCCTCGATCGTCGCGGCGTCCGGCGTCTTGGCGCGGAAGTCCGCCATCTCCTGCTCTTTCGCCTCGAGCGCCTCGGTGAGCTCCTTCACCTGCGCCTCGAGCTTCTTCACTTCGCCGCCGGCCTCGCTCGTTCCCTGGCTCTTGCCGATGTTGATGAGACTCACGGCCACCTCGCCGGCGCGAGCGCGCAACGCCTTGGCGAATTCCTTCGCCTTGGCCTTGTCGTCCCCGACGTACTCGTTGATGGCTGCGATGATCTCGGCTGCGTCCATGTGGTCGGCGGGCATAGCGGTGTCCTCAGCGGGTAAATGGTTCGCGGTGACCCGAATCACCGAGGCGGCTGGGTCGTGCGCGGTCAGCCGAAACCGAAGCAAACAAAGACGGCAGGGACCCGTGATGGGATCTCTGCCGTCATGAAACCGACGTGAATTGTCGGGGCCGCGGCCCCGTGCGCGTTAGTCTATGGCGTCGTGGTCCGGCTGCGCAAGTCTCACGCAGCGATCTCCCCGGTCTCGGAGTTCCGGTAGCGGATCTGGCACTTGCAGTTCGTGACGCACAATCGGCCGCCGATCGGGATGAGAGAACCCACCGGCACCCATCCCCGCGTCGTCTGCTCGACACAACTTCCCTGCCCCTCGCAGTGCTCCGCTGGCGCGAGCAGGTTCGATTCCTCGTCGTACCCGCGGTCCCGCATCTCGCGCTGTCGCGTCGCCTCGTAGGATCCGCGTCCCGCCTGGGCGTAGAGTTTCGTGCGCGTCACGAGCGTACCATCCAGGCGCTGCCGGCCGTTGCTGATCTGGTCCGCGAACCGGCGCAGGTACGCGTACTGCCGTTTGACCTGTGCGCCGACCCGGCCGAGGTCCCTGGGTGTGAGCTGTGCGCGCCCACCTTTGGCCGCCATCGCCGAGTAGAGGTGGATGGCTTTGATTTCCTGCCGCATCCGGCGCTCCCACTCGCCGAGCGGCAGCGCGCGCGACCGCAGCTGCTCCGTCAGCACGGATACGGCACGCGTGTGGTCGGCAAGGGTGCGGTCGATCATCGACCGGACGCGCTGGGAGGACAGAAACCGCCCATTCGGGCCCCGGAATCGACCCGCCGAATCCGACCAGCGGAAGTCAGGCATCCGGTTCGGGCTTCGCCTCGAGCAGTCCTTTCGCGTCCGGCGGCGCGTGCTGGTTGAACGACGCGACGGCGGCGTCGATGTCTGCGAGTGTGATTTCGGCCTCGGCGTCGAGCTCGGCGTCCGTCGGGCGCCGGCGCTGCAGCATCGGGTCGTTAGGTGGATTGTTCGGTGGGTTCGTCATCGAGGGAATACCAGTCGGGGCCCGCCGGCGCGCAGTTGAACGGCGCCACGTCGTCGTGGAACAGCCCGCCCGGCCGGCGCGAGTGGGAATAGCGCACGACGTTCGGCTGGCGCTCGGTCACGGGCTGGCCACACTTCGCGCAGGCCCCGCTCCGGCGCTCCACGCCGTGCTCGTCGATGCGGATGTCGTACGTGCCGCGTTCCATGAGCGGCCAATTTACGACGTCGATTAGGCGCATGGATAGCCGGTGTCGACGTCGCACATATAGTGACAGCACGGGCATTGCAGCCGCCGGCAGCCCACCGGGTGCGTCGCGACCCATGCCTTGCCGCAGATATCGCACTCCATGCGGGTGTTCGTCCACACGGGTTCGTTCGGGTCTGGCTCTGTGTCGTGCTCGCGCTCGAGACTCATGGCTCGGACAACGCCTCTGCGAGTGCCAGGGTTAACGCGATGACATCGTCGCGTGTGTAGATCAGGTCCGACTGCGCCGGTGTTTCCGCGATGCGCTCGATGAGTTGTGCCGCTGCCTCGGCCGGCGTCGCGGCTTCGATCGTGATGACGGGTTCGGGCGGAACGACGGGCGCAAGTGCCGCTGCCGTCGGCGGCTCCGGTTCCTCCGGCGGCCCGACGATTTCGACAACTTCTGGTTCCTCGACGACTTCCGCTTCGAGGGCTTCCGGTTCGACAGCTTCTAGCTCGGCGGCTTCCTCTGCTTCATGGCGCTCGGCGGCTTTCGCTTCCAACGCCTCGAGCACGTCGAGCAGCTCCAGCGCTTCGACGACGCGTAGCGTTTCTTCCGTCGTCGGCCCCGGGAGTTCCGGCTCGGGTTCCGATTCCGAGATGAGTGCCTCGCGTGCCGCTTCGGCTTCGGCGATCGCGCCGCGTTCCGCCTCAGGTTCCTCGGCGATCTCGAGTGCACGCCCACGAATCTCTCGGCGCGTGATCGGAGCTTCGGGCTCGGGTTCTGCTTCTTCCCGTGCTTCGGCTTCGATCTCGGCGACTTCGACTTCTTCTTCCTCTTCGTCCCGCTCGCGCTCTTCTTCTTGTTCTCGACCGATGCGTCGCTCGACGACGATGGCAGCGATGCCGGCGAGCGTCGTTCCCGCCCCGCCTGCGCCTTCCTGAATCGCATGGAGGAACGCGTCGGCACCCGTGAGCACATAGGCCCCCGGATCGGCCGCGAGCACGTAGCCCGTAGGTCCGGTCGTGTGGTCTAGCGCAGCATCGGCGCCGGCAACGGTGTATACGCCGAACACCGCCAGCATCGCCCGCGTCGCGAGCACTGACGCGCTCGCGCCCGTGAGTGCATACGCACCACTGAGTCCGGCCAGGATGCGCGTCGCAATCGTCGCCGCCTCCATGCCGGTTGTCGTGTACGTTCCGGCGGCGGCATCGAGGACGTATTCGCCGAAGATGGTGTGAATCAGCGCGGCATCGGCGCCTGTGATCGTGTAGGCGCCAGGCGCACCAACGACGAGCCGACTCCAGAGGAGCGCCGCATCGGCACCGCTTACCGCGTAACCGCCTGCCGTCGCAACGAGGATACGGCTCCGGAGCAACGCCGCCGCCGCGCCATTGATCGTGTATGCGCCGGCCGTTCCGATCACGACGCGACCGGCCAGTGTCGTTGCGGCAGCGCCGCTCAGTGTATAGGCGCCCGGCGCACCGACCAGGAACCGGGAGCGGAGCAGCGTGGCCAGCGCACCACTGAGCGTGTATGCGCCCGGCGCGCCCGTGATGACGCGCGTTGTGCTGACCGTCGCGGCGGCGCCCGCAAGCGTATAGGCGCCAGGATCGCCGGCGATGATGCGGCCTTTCGAGAGCGCCGCGTCAATGCCGGTGAGGGCGTATGATCCCGGCGCGCCACTGATGACGCGCGTCGCAACCAGCGATGCAGGCGCGCCGCTTACCGCATAGGCGCCCGGCTCGGCGTGGATGCTGTAGTGTTGCGGTCCCGGCGGCGGATATCGCCGGAATGGAACCGGGAACGCACGGCCGAACCGCGCCATGGTCTAGACTTCAAACTCCATGTAGCCGTCTGCGTTCGGCGTGCCGGTCGACGCCGTGAGCCGGAGGCCGAGCGCCTCATAGGCCGATGAGCTACTCAGGAGAGACTGGGCCTCGCGGCCTAACGGCGATTGGATCACCAGCGGGCCAGGCCCGGCGAACCGCCATGCTTTGAGGCGCGATAACACCGTGGGCTCCGCCGAATACTCGATGCCGGCGGTGACCTGCGCCGGGTTGGTCGCGCCGGCGGCCACAAACCCGCGAATTTGCGTCGGCGTCGGCGAGCTCCCGACCGTGCCAGCGCCCGCGCCGGTCGACACCACCAGCTCCACGAGGCAGGTCGCCGTCGAATCAATCGAGACGCCCAACTCCACAAGCGCGGCAATGTGTTCGGCCGCCCCTGCAATCAACAGGATGGCGGTTTTCGCCGACGTGGAGAGCGCGAACGCATCGAAGTTGACCACGTAGCCCTTGGAAGCCATAGCTAACTCTCGTCAGTAAAGTGCGGACCGTTGGCGGGCCTGCGAGATGATAACAGGCTTCGCGGATGCGGGAACGAATTCCGTCAACGTCTCCGCGAACACGAGCCACGAGCTATACCCGCTCGCGCCACCGTAGCGCAGCGTGCGGCTCGTGCCCGCGACCGAGTTGTTGACCACTGGCCGATCCTGATAGATGCGGAACCGGAGTCGCTGGTTCTGCGTGACAGCGAGGCTCGGCCCTGTCAGGTAGTGCAGCGCGGTCGCTGAGTCCGTCGGGCACGACGTGTAGCTTTGTGCCCATACAGTGGGGCTAGTGCCATCGTTGTTCACGACCGCGATCTCCAACGTCAGGATGTCATGCGGGCTGGCCCCCACCTGCCCCTCTAGCCGGGCCGAGGGCTGCGCCAGAACTACCTGCACGACTCCACCTAACGTGGACGCATCGAGCGGCGCCGAGAACCACTCGATGTCCGTTCCACCAGACGTGCCAGTCCACTGATCACCGGGATACGTGGGCGACGCGACCGTCGTGTGGACCGCCGTCGCCGAGGCCGAGCCATCACTCAGTGCCAGCTTCTTCGCCGTGATGCTGTTGGGGTTGATGTCGCTCGCGTCGTCTGTGAGATACACCGACGATCCAATCGGATCGCTCGCGATGAACGAGATCGTCTCGGTGAACACCACGTTGGAGTCGGCCGTGTTCGCGTTCGAGCCGTTGTACTGGATTGTGCCAGTAAACCCGCTCGCCATGTTCCCGCCGCCGTCGTCGATACCAGCGCAGAACATGATGCGGTCGCCCTTCTTGCACGCCGTCGACGTGGGCGTCGCAGTCGGGGATTGGCGAGTAAGGCCTGTTCCCACTTCGGAGGCCCCGGTCGCTTCCGCAATCAGTGTCGCCGCGCCTGTGTGGTCGATTCGGTAGACGGCTCCCTTGAGCGCGATGTTCGCGTTCATGGAGGACTCCGACCCGCACAGGTTGAACGTCACCGTGCTGGAGATCGTCACATCAGCGGAAAGCGGTGCGCTGAGCCAGGTATCCGCCGCCCGCTTGCCTGCTGTCGGTCCAGCGACGGTTGAAACAGTGACCCCGACGCCAGTTCCGGTCCCGATGTCCGGAGACAGCGTTAGGAGCTGCACCGCAGGAACCTCGTTCACCACATCTGCGCCGAACGTCGGCCGACGAGCGGTCGTGCGGAACGACAGGTACTCCCCGATAGACGGGTTGTCGGCCCAGAACGCCGGAGGGTTCGTCGACCGGGCGTAGAGAGTCGTCGCCATTAGCTCTTAAACCACCTGTGCCACGGACGCCAACGCTGCTGTCCGACGACGTACCACGGCGGCCATCCGTCCAGTCGAAACAAAACTCGCTTCCACCACGGCGAGCCGAGCGTGTCGAGCAACTCCTCGCTATGCCGCTCGCGGCGTTCCAGTTCCGCTATCCTCGACTGGAGCGCCGCGATATGCGATTCCGCCTCATCCCACGACCTACACTGCGCGTGATCCGCCACGACACACCTTACTTGCCACCCTGACCCTTCCCGCCGCCCTTCAGCTGCTCGATCGACACTTCGTTGGAGAACGGACCCCAGACCCACGAGTCCTGAATCTCCGGTGTCGGGTTCCAGAGATAGCGGATCTTGCACTTGAGGAAATCGCCGTTGACGTTCACGACCGATTTCTGCTCGCCAAGCTCGCCCGAGGGATCGATGTTCTGCGTTTCTGCAAAACCGTCGCCCTGATGGAAGTATGCGGAGATCAGGGTCGCGTCGGTCGCCGTGTTCTCGAGGGTGATCTCGATTTGATTCGTTCCCTTCTTGTTGCCGATGTCAACGGCGGACACGAGCGTCGGCGCTGGGTGGGATGCTCCGTTCGTCATGGTCTGTCCTTTTGTTGCTGGGAGAACTGTCCTGCGGCGATCGAGGTGTTGTCGAAGTCCAGGTCCGCGCCCGATGTGCTGGGGTCGTCCTGGTCCCTCGTTAGGTGAGGGTGAGAATCGTACCCGGGTCCGAGTTGTTCGGCTTCCACGTGAACGTCTCGCCCGATTGCAGCGTGATCGCGGAACCGTAATCCCACCACGCGATCAATGGATCGAGCGGCGATGATGGCGTGTCGTTGAAGAGCACGACGTACTGGAACGGCCCGACCGCGCCGGAAGCCGTGATGATGATCTGGTTGCCGGCGAGCGTGTACGTACCGCCCGACTGCGCCGACGTGGTCACCGTCACGGCCTGGGGCCCCGTGTAGCCGTTGCCCGTCGCGATTTCCGCCAAGTCCGTTTTGACGACGTCGGCAGACGCGGATGGCGCCGCGTTGGTCAGGTAAATCTTGAGTGCGTCAGCTCCGAGATTGTGGACCTTTTCGGCCAAGTGCTCGACAAACGCCTCGAACTTTTGATAGGTCGCCATCGGCTATTCCGGATTGGAGGTGTTAGGCGGGTTGGTGCCGTTGCTGGTCGTCGGCGTAACGTTCACGGTCCAGGTCCGTCCGTTTGGCTCGGTGACGCTGACGTTCTTGCCGGCCGGCGCGGGCTGCGGCATCGCGATCGGCAGGACGATCGGCGCTGGTGACGGCTCCGGTTTCGCGGCGAGCGCGGCGACGAGGGCGGATACCTGCGCCGTGAGCCCGGCGACCTCCGCGCGCAGCTCCTCGATCGACGGATCCGGCGAGGGCTGCGACGGCGGCGAGCCGGAAGGGGCCGAAGGGGGCTGCGGCCGTTGGGCGTTAGGCGCGGTGTCGGGCGTCCGCGTTCCCGCCGGTATCGGGCCTTGCGGCCCGCCTTCCGTCTCAGGCTGTCCAGTCCTATCCGCTCCGCTCTCTGCTCCGCTCGTAACCACTGCAGCGTCCGGGTTGGTCTGGTCGACGCTGCCCGTCTCGGGGCCGCCGACCAGGAGCTGCTGCTGCTCGTCGGTGAAGCCAACCACGGACGCCACTCCTTCGGCGGTGTAGCCGGCCGCGGAGAGCTTGGACGCGCTCTCCGACTGCTCGGGTACCCGGGCGGAGGCGAGCGACGTCTCGAGCTCGTCGCGGATCGCCGCCTCGTCCTGGCCCTCCGGCCAGACACCGTCATCCTTGGCCGCCGACTCGACCATGTGCGCCTCGAGCGTGGCGCTCCTGGCGCCGAGCTTCAGCATGCGCTCGATCGTGCGATCGATCTTCTCGACCGTCGGCGCCAGTTCGAATTCCGTCGGCCACACCACGAACCCGCTCGGGCTCGTCGCCCCGGCACGGAGCTCCGCGAAGTAGATCAGCGTGTTCTCGAACGACTCGCGCCGGGCGGCAAGCGACGCGAGGAGCGGCGACGTCGCCTCACCGAAGCCGACCTCTTTCGATCGGCCTGACGAGTCAGGCTCGCTCGTCAGCTGGCGCACCATGATTTCGTGCGCTTCCTCGATCGTCGAGCGGATGATCGTCGAGAACACATCGGCGGCGACCGCGCCCGCCGAGCTGTCGTAGATGCTCGGGATGAGCCACTTCCCGTCCGGCGTCGCGCTCCCGATGACTGGCACCAGGATCGAGTTCGCCTCGTGGTGCTCGATCATCAGGTTGAACGCGTCTTTTTCCGCGCCGAGGATGTACTTGACCGACTTGGCGGCGTCGCGCGCGTCCCAGTTGCGCTCTGATATGCGGTTCATCAGCGAGGTGGCGATCTGGCCGAGCTCCATCGTCAGCGAGCCAGACATCGCCGGCCGTTCGGTCGTCCCCTGCGACGACTCGGCCACGAGCGCCGCGACGGGGATCTGTCCGCCGGTCCGCGCCCATGTGCCGCGCCCGTTCTCAACGGGCGTCTTGTCGCCGTGGAAGAGCCACCAGCCGCCACCCGAGAACTGGTCGCCGAGGCCGACGTAGCCCTGCCGGACGAGCAGGTAGTAGCCGTCCTCGGTGTTGCTCGGCTCCCAGAGCTGGCCGCCCTTCCGGATCCGCGGGCGGATGACCATCCAGTCGAGACGGCCGTCGGTCGACTCCCACATGGGTACTGCGAGCGGCGAGTACTCGACCAGGAAGGGTCGGAAGCCGGCTCGGATGTCCGTGCCGCGGACCGGGCCGTTCGCGTTAGGCCGCCGTGGCATTTCGACCATCACCCACCGGTGGCCGGTCGCGATCGCGCGCTCCTGCACGCCCGTCGTCCACGCGCGGAACTGCGTGCCGTCCTTGCCGACGCCGTCGCAGTTGTAGTGGAACGATTCCGCGACGGTCTCGTTGTCCGCGGCGATGGCGTCACGCGGCCGGACCTCGCCGAGCGTGCCGTAGTTCGGCATCGGTGCCACGCGCGCCAGGTGCCCGGCGAGGATCTTCGCGTGGATCAGCGGGAAGTTGAGGTACGTGGCCTGCGCCTTCCGCGACCGGTAGGACGTCTCTTGCTCGTTGGTGAAGCGCTCCAGCTCGACCTCGGTGGTGCCGTCGCCGAGCACGGCGTCGCGGCCGTAGAACCGGCGCTCCTCGCGCTGCCAAGCGTCGCGATTCGTCGTGTAGATCTCGTGCTCGGCGCCGAGGATCTGCTGGATATCAGGCATAGGCTTTCCGCCAGTGCTTCGGGTCGAGGTCGCGTTCGGCCGCGCCCGCGAGTCGGTTGTAGCCGAGGCTCGTCGCGTCGACCGGATCGTCGGGCACGCCTTTCGTCGGGAACGCGTGCAGCAGCCGCAGGTAGGTCGAATTCCAGACCGGGTTCCTGACGAGCTTCACCAGTCCCACTTTCGCCTGCGAGGCGATCGGGCCGGCGCGCACGATCTTGTCGCCACTCGCCGGCACGAACTCGACGCGGAAGCCGGCGAGCAGCTTCACCGTGGCGACCTTGTCGGACACGCCGGCCGCGCCCGGCTCCTGCTCGAAGACCTGCGGCACCTCGGGCCCGTCGAGACGCGCCGCCTCGAGGATCCGCTGATCGCGGTCACCCGGCGCCCACTGCCCGAAGACGCAGTCCTCGATCAGCACGGTCCCGTCCTCGAGGTGCGCCTGCCTAACGCCCCACGTCCAGTCGCCGGCGCCGGCGGTGGCCGCCTTGTCCCACGCGCGGGCGCGGCGTTTGACCTTCGGCAACGGATCGCCCGGCTCGACGAAGCCGAACCAGCCCGAGTTGAACACGAGACCCGCGGCCGCGCGGATCCGCCAGTTGCCGCCGCGGTCACCGCCTAAGAGCCGCATCTGGTCGACGAGCGACATCGCGCGGATCCGCGCCTCGTACCCCGGGTCGAGCGCGACGCCGATCTTGTTGTCCTGGAGCCGCGCGAGCACGAACGTCACCGAGCGCGCGAACTGGCCGTGCCCGGCGTGGCGCTCGTCGAGCTCCGCCATCGCGAGGTCGGAGTACGCACGGAACGTCGCGCCGTGCGCGTCCGGCGGCGCCACGACCGACGACCACACGACCTGGTCGCCGACGCGGATGAAGAAGCGCACGGAGCCGGACCGCTCGGGGATCGCGTAGCCCGACTCCTGGTCGATCCACCACGCGAGGAACGTCGCGAGGAAGCTGTCGGGGTCCGGGTTGCAGGCCGCAAGGACGTACGGCCTAACGCCGCACGTCGAGCGATTCCGGGACAGCATGTAGAAGAACTGCTGCTCCGTGAACTCCTCGAGCTGGTCGAAGATGAGCGCGCAGATCTGCGCGGACTTCCACGCCAGGACGTCGGACTCGTACTGCAGCCCGGCCATCTTCCCGCGGGCGCCCGAGGGGAAAAACCAGTCGAGCGTCGTCTCGCGCGGCTCGGCGCCGAGCTGCGGGTACATCTTCCGCGCCTCGTCCCACATGCCGCCGGGGTTCCGGATCTCGGGCGTCGTGCGGCGAAACGCCACGAAGTTGAACCCGGGGTTGTCGACGTGATCGAGCGGCTGGCGGGTGAGCGCCCAGGTCTTCCCGCCGTACACCGATCCGCCGTAGATCCGGATGTCGGCCTCGCTCGCGAGGAACGTCGCCTGCGGGCCGGGCTGCGGCGTCAGGTTCCGGCGTGCGGATTCCGCGAGCTCCGTTGGCGACTGCTCGCCGGTGACGGTCGGGCGGAACGACGCGACCGCGCGCGCGATCGCGCGCTTCGGCGCCGACTCGCCGCGGCCGAACAGGTCGCCCAGAGTCAGGCCGGCCACGAGCAGCGCGAGCCCGAGTGCACTAGACGCGGAGCGCAAGCCAGCCCTCTTCGATCTTCGCGCAGACGGCCGGGTCGGTGACATGGTGCCTCACGACCCGGAGCATCTCGAACATGAGGCGCTCGAGCTCGGAGAGAGACAACGCGTTGGACGAGCGCATGCGCTCGATGCGATCGACGATGCGAGACACGCCGTCGACCAGCGCGATCGACTGCGCCAGCGTCTCGGGCTCGAGCTCCTCGCCACCGCGCTCGAGGAACTCTTCGAACAGTGCGCGCGCGGCCGCCAGCTCCGGCAGCAGGTCGAGCGGGTTCGGGTCGTCCGCGTGCTCGGCGATGAGCTGGCGCAGGCGTGAGCTCTTGACGCTCGCGTAGCGCCGCTTCCGGCCGTGCTTGAGCTTCGCGTCACCGCCGCCGTCGTGCTGACGGCAGCGCCCGACACCGGGATGGTCGGTCTTCGCCCCGGCGCGCGCGCGGCAGTATTTCTGCCGCTTCTCGTTCCACGCGCGGCAGTAGTAATTCGGCTCGAGCTTTCCCTCGAACGTCGTCGGGACGTCGCGGGTTTGCTCATTGGGCATGTCCGTCCGCGGCAGCCGTGACCATGGCACCTAACGAAAAAGGCGCCCGCGGCCCGGATCGGGCACGCAGACGCCGTCGTGAGACCAGCTCAGGTTGTGTGAACAAGAGTCTATCGCGGGTCTACGCCCTGAACAATAGCGCGCAGCAGCCGGGCCGGACCGAACGCGACGATCTCCGTCACGCGCACCACCCAGTCGCCACAGTCGGTGCACTTCCCCGTCTGCCGCAGGAAATTGCCGCAGGACATCTGCGCCGGGCCTTTCCGGGGCGCGGGCTCGACGGTCATCGGGTTCCAGCGGATCGCCGCGTGGTCGCACGCTGGCTCGGGGTTCATCTGGGCGGCCATGGGAGTCGGGGTCAGGTGGGGTTCGTGGTGGACGTGTGTTCGCCAGCGCCCTGCGCGCGCTCGTACGTGCAGCCGGTCAGTGTGAGCGCCGGCCGGACGCCGGGATTCCAAGCCACGGGCGCGACGCGATCGGCGCCGAACGCGCCGAACCGCGCGCCGACGACGGTGCACGCCTGTTCGCCGATGCCGGCGAGCTGGATCCGCGGCGGTCGCTGGGCGCCGTCGCCGAAGGATCCGCCGATCACGTTCAGTGGGCCGGCGTGTCGGAGCAGGACCATTGCGCCGTCCGCGTGCAGCTGGTCGGCCGCGTAGCGCACACCGGCGAGCGTGACCGACTGCGCGTCCGTCGCCGGCCCGGCCGAGACGAGCAGCCGGCCACACGCCTCGACGCCGGCGCCCTGGATCACGACCGGATCACCGACGCGCGCGAGCTCGAAGGCGACGTCACACACGGCGATCGTGCCGCCGAGCCACTGGAACGACGACTCCGCGCGGACGCCCTGCGCACAGGATTCGGCCCGGCAGTGCGTGAAGAGGTGCTCCTTCGACTGCTGGCCCTCGAACGCCCACGCGAAGCCGCACTGGTAGACCGAGACGGACTCGAAGCGCGCGTGCTCGTTGTTGGCGTCGATCGTGTCGCTCCAGAGGAACCCGTACAACGCCGCCTGCCCGTTCCCGAAGACGCGCACGTCGCGGAACTGATGCATCGTCGACGGCACGGTGCCTGGCTCCTTACGAGTGCGCTCGGCGCGGAACACTGCCTCGCACGGCGTGTCGCACCGGACATCGACGCGCGACCAGCTTGACTCGCGGCAGTTCTGGAGCGAGAACACCGGCACGTTCGCGTTGCCGCGCCACACGAATTCGAGCCGCCGGCCAGGCGTGACCGTCCGCGGCCTTGGCGGCCCGTCGAGATCTCGAAGCACAACGGTGTCGGTGAGGATGACGCCGCCGTTCGGGAACGGCCGTGCGTTCCGGATCCTGTCCGCGACGTCAGACGCCGTGAGCGCGATCACGTGACGACGTCCTCTTCGGTGAAGTCGTGCTCGGCGTCGTCGCCATCGTCTGGAAACTCGTCAGGCACATACGGCCCGTCGTCGAAATCCTCAGCGCACTCGGTGCAGATGTCCGTATCCGGCTCACGGCGGCCGAAATCGCCATCGAGAAATGCACCGCACAAGCGGCAATAGTCCTCGTCGTCGGCTAGGCAGTCGTCGCAGTCACAGGACTCCGTACCGTCGCACCGTTCGTC